GTGCTCACTGATACCAAATTGCGAAAGGCGCTTGGAAAGCGCAGGGAGAAGGTCGAAGTTCTTTCAGACTCAAACGGCCTCAATGTAAGGTTAAGCATAACGGGTGGCGTAACTTTCTTCTACCGTTATCGCTGGCAAAGTAAACCAGTGCAGTTGAGTATTGGTGATTACCCGGCGGTTTCTCTTTCTCAGGCGCGAGACCGTAGGCAGCAATTCCGAACCTGGCTAAGTGAAGGTTTTGACCCTCGCCAGAAAGTGCTGGTAGAAAAAAACGAAAGACTTGAAGCATTGACCGTTGATAATGCATATGAGTACTGGGTTAACCATTACTGTATCCCTGAAGGGATAATCAAGATTGATGCGAATGGTAAAAGCTTCAACAAACACATCAGCCCGCGCATCGGTAAGGCCATTGTTGATCAAACCACGAAAGCGAACTGGCTGGAGGTGTTCGACAAAATGGGCAGGACAGTTATTGCCGGTGAAATGCTTTCCCTTACCAAGCGAGCTCTTCGGTTCTGCCACAACAGGGGCGTAATTAAAAACAACCCTCTGGAGTCGCTCAGACGTTCCGATGTGGGGATGGCTTCCAAAATGAAAGAGAGGAGACTGGCAGACGATGAGATAAAAATTGTCTGGGATGCCTTATTCTCAATGCCACCGTCACAGCAACTTGTTATCCGGTTTATGCTTCTTACTGGCTGCCGCGCCGCAGAGATCAGAAAATCAAAGTGGGAATGGTTTAATTTGAACGATAAGACATGGACCGTACCGGCTGAAGATTATAAGACCGGACGAACCATAAGGCGCGCTCTTCCCGACGTGGCGATCCGTTTATTGAAAGAGCATAAGAGGGGATCCGCAACTAAGCATGTTTTGACACCTGCTCAGTTCAGGGATAAAGAAGATATACCACCAGGCCAGACGCTGGTATCAACGTATTCAGCCCAGGTGATAAGAAAGACGGGGATGAAGGAGTGGTCACTGCATGACCTGCGTAGGACCGTGGCAACCCGATTATCAGAACTTGGTGCGCCACCGCATGTCATTGAAAAACTGCTGGGTCATCAAATGTCAGGAGTGATGGCCAGATACAACCTTCATGACTATATGGGCGATCAGCATGAGTGGTTAACTATCTGGCAGCATCACCTGCAGGACATTATTGGTTATCCGCTTTAGAAGCATTGACCTGATCTTCCCATGATGCGATCTCAGATTCCCGCCAGCGCTTAGGGTTGCCGGGAATCGTTGGTTTAGGGAAAGGGCAGGTGAAGCTCGAAGGCATGCGCGCCGGTGTACTCCAAAAGTACAGCGTACTCCGGGAAATTTTGTATCGGGCCAGGATGTCACTGGTAAACAAGATGCCGTCATTCATTATTCTTTACTCCAGGCAAAAAAACGCCCGGGCGAGCCGGGCCAAAACGAGGATTGGTTACATCCGATAACCGACTCAGTGAATCAGCTATCAGTTGTGTCATTGCATAAGGTCGAGCTGGCAGTTCAACCTTTCCTCATATGCCTCTCTGTTTATTCCGGAGCTCAATTACGCTTTGGCACTCCGCGCAGGTCTGGCAGCCGGGAACGGCAGCGCGACGCAGCTCAGGGATATCCTCTCCGCACTCTTCGCATAACTCAGCAGAAACGAGATTACCGGTACGGCGATGCTTACTGAGTGCGAAGTTACGTTGTAACTCTTAAATTTCTGCTGCAGAATCAATAATGTCCGCCATTTCAGTACTCCCTGAATTGCTTGTTCATCACACCGATAGTCCATATGAATAGAGTGAATGGAATGCCCAGAGCTTTGAGCTTCTCGAAATGCTTCTTGAGTAGTGGGCGACTAACCGCGTCGAATTTCGGCTTTGGCTTTTGGTTCATTGCGGCTTTGAGTTCTTCGTTACAGCGACGGGCGGTAGAGATAAGCGCGTTACGCTGTTCCTGAGTTTTTGGCATCATGCGGCCTCCCGTCGAGCCAGTAGTTTGTTGCCGAAGGCCATTAAGTGGTCACGCTCAACCGTTGTGAATAGACAGTGGGTGCGCGGGTACGGTCGCCAGATGATGAGCATCGACCCTTTGTTATTTCCCGAGACCGGCTTACCGGTGACCGGGTTGATAAACGCCAGCCGCCCGGCGGTGATGAAGCGAACCTCGCTGGCGGTCTGGATTGCCTCCTTGAACCAGCCTACCGATGTGTCTGCCGGAACCAGCATTACCGTGCCGATCTGATTGGCGCTTTCAACTGCGGACTTTTTAACGAATGGTGTGATGTCGCTATATGGTGGATTCAGCCAGACGTAACCCGGCACAGTCAGGTAATTAGCCCATGGCGTTTCAAGCGTGTTCTGCTCGGCGGTTATGAACTTCCTGCAAAGTGCATTAAGCGGCGCTGCGGCGGCATCCAGTTGGAAGCAGAACTCAGCATCAAGTGAAGCGAAGAGGGATGGCGGAGTGCGCCAGAGGTCGCGCTGATCCGCTGGCGTGTTGCTGCCGTTGTAATCGGTCATATCAAACCTCGAATGCCAGTTGTGGTGTGAACCGATCACGTTCTGCGTCGTAATTCAGCGAACTTGCAGAGTTGAAGGATTCAATGCGTTCGACCAGCACCGCAGCGCGTGTTTCTTTGCTTGCCGGCGCGTAGGCTGATTTATCCCACGCCTTGTCGATTCCGATGTTGCGGGCCACATTTGTACTGTCGGCTGACGACAGCGGGATGTGGCGGAAGATATCGGCGTTCAGCATGCGCAGGCCGTGAAGCTTTGTTATCGGATAACCGTTTATGTCGACAACATGACGGATGAGATCGCGTAACTTTGCCCGACATGAGCGCGGGCGCTTCGCGTCGTATTCACCCATGCTGCCGATACATACACGCGGAAATTCTCGACACAGGCGGAAGAAACGTTCATCGGGCTCGTTCATGTGCCACACCGGCGCGCCGACTACTTTGCCGTGCGGCCACTCGGCGATTAACGCGTCGTTCTCTTCACTGGTCCCGCCAATCACGTCGGGAATGACAGCAAAAGCAAATCGTGGGTGATTCATCCAGCGACCTACAAACGCGTAGTAGTCATTCCAGTTAACAACGCGCTTTTTCGTCCAGAAGCTGAATGCACCGTTATCCAGCGCGAAAGACTGGGTGACTTCGCTGGCAAGGGCTAATTGGCCTGGATTAGCGAAGGAGATAAAGGCGTGCCTGCCTTTCCATGCTTTCAGGGCGCAAGTGTCCGGTGTGATAGGTCCACCATGGAAATGTATCAAGCTTCCTCCCGCTCAGGGTCGTTAACGTCCCAGCCATTGCGCTCGATATTAGCTTTCAAACGCATATCGCCAACTTCCTCGATGCTGCGCCCGGTTAGCTCTGCTACCTGCTCGTTGGTGTGGCGCCAGAGCAAGGCTAGCTCATCTGTTTTCCAGTTAGTCATAGAACCGCCTCGAATTCGTCGATGTATAGATTGGCCTTTATCAGCCTGCTGCGGCGTGCGGCTTTATCCAGGCATTCCTGATGAGCTTTTTTAGATGCATGAAGAACGGCGCCGCGAGTGCAAAGACGTGTCTTTCCTTGTGGGACAACTACTTTGGCCGGAGTTACTAAGTTGAATTGCCGATCGACAATTCCCGATTCAGTAACCCAGGTAGAAGAAGCCTCAAGACGGGCGACTTTGCCGGTACCACGCGTGAGGTTCTTTGCGGAGCGGTTAAACTCGATGAGCGTTACGCCAAAAGCGGCGGCTATCTCAGAACCGGTGACCGGGCGGCCGCGCGTCTGAATCATCCAGATAACGCGTTCACGGAGACCGGAGAATTGCCCGGTGCGCCCGGGCCTGCGGTAGAAGGGTGTGCGTTTCATTTCCACTGCTCCCCGAACGTGAAGCCGATCTCCTCAAGCGCCTCGTCCATCTTCTCGATGAACTCCGGCACCATTTCGTTGAAATCTGTCATGTACTGCGGATCCCGCTCAACGACGATGTGATGAATGCCTTCGCGCTTCATGCGCGGGTCATAGTTGGCAAAATACCAGGCGTCTTTTCCGGTTATCCACATGCTGTATTGCACTTGGGCCATGTACGCAGACTTGATGGCTTCGAAACCACCAAGGCGAAATTTCATGAAGTCGCGGGAGGTGAAAGGGCACTTAAGTTCAAGGCCGAACCCATTACTGCAAAGACCGTCAGGGGAGCATGCGGTGCGCATGCTCTCGTCACGGAACAGGATCGGAGACTCCGTGACTTTCACGTCAGTTGTGAACTCGAAAAGTATGCGGGCGTCTTCCTCGTACTGCTTGCCCCAGGCCAGCGCCTTGGCGTTTACCTCTGGCGCTACACCGGTGCATACCTCGGCGAGCAAGGTGTGGAAGTAGGATATTTTCATGTCCGTCCATTTGGTTCCGGATCGAGGCTTGGAAATGACGTTGTGTACTTCAGACGCGGTTATGACACCGAGGCGCAGCCGGTGCCACGCCTCATCACCCTGTTGTATGGTGGTTATGTCGATGTCAGTCCGCGCCAGGATAATTTCTGGTGTCATGTCAGCAGTCCTTATGGTCATCCCACGGTCCGAATCCACCTACGTAAACGAAGCCTCTAGATGGATCGCTCACATGAGTTTCGCGCTGCAGTCGCTCAATTGAATTTCTGTCAATTGCCGCTTGGCGCATCTCAAGTGACTGATGCCCTCTGCGACGACCATATTGCTTCCAATAGGCAGCGCATGACTTACTGCAAAACTGTGCCCAACCTCTTTTTCGATCAGCAACGCGTGCCTTGAATTTGTCTGGGCAACACTTGCAGGTCACTTCAACGGGTTTCCTAGTCATGCTGCCGCCTTCTGTTTGAGGAAGCCGAGAGCTTTCACAGCTTCGATTTGGGTCAACTCCGTTGATTCGCGAATATCACGACGGAAGATTTTGGAGCAAAGAGGAAGCAGGTCGTCATCCCACGTCTTATTCATCGTGATAAGCACGTCGTTAATTTCAGTGATGATCTCGCTATCCGCTGGAGTTACGTCGCGTTCAGGTTGGCGCTCTGCCGCGAAGTTGATACCTTCCTCGCCTTCGGTGTTAACGTGGTCGATAGCGGCATCCAGACGCTCACGGCGCGGCCAGTACTTGGCTGCTTGCTTCACGACCGTCTTGAGGATCATTTGCTCTTCGTCAGTTACCCACGGGCATGATGTGCCTTTGTTCTTGTAGGCTTTCCACGCTTCTGAACGATCACGAATCGTGTATATATCGGCGATGCGCATCGTATGAGTGAGGTAATCACCATCGTCAGTCTTGATAACGACATAAGCACCGACGATGTCGCCGCGCTGTTCCGTTGTGTCGAAATCGTTGTAGATATGTACTGGAGGCTTATCCAGGCCTTCACGTCTGAACTGGTCATTCTTGCGGACGATTGCTGACTGGCACCACTTAATCGCGCCAGATTGCTGGGCAATGTGCATTAGGCCCATGTAGCTTATATCGAGGCAGATTGAGCCTTTACGCGGCACCAGATAAGCCAGCTTCTGCGCCGGGTTCAGTGAGATGCCGATCCCGGCAACATTCATTACCGCGCTGCGTGTACTTACCGGGTTAGCTACAGCAATCTTCGCCAGATAGTCATTGTTAGCGAAGATCTGCATCGCGAACTCTGATTCGCGTTTGAAGTTGATTGAAGGCTCAGAGCAGACCTGCTCAAAGTCAGCTTTTAGTGGGTTAACCAGGCCAAAGACCTGGTCGATAAGTTGAGTCGCCATCATTGCTCCTCTTCGACATTGATTTGATGCCGTGCGACAACCTCAGACAGGTAACGCATAAACTCAGCCGAACGCTCCTGAAACTCGACGTCGTCGTCGAATGCCCGGCTAATTGCCTGTTTGCTGGCACCGCGACGCAGCAGGTTATCCACGCAAAGCGACTCCAGGAGATGCGCTGGCAATCCTTTCTCCAGATCGTCAGCCAGCTCTGCCTCTTTCTCTTCCCGAGCAAGTTGCTGGTAATGACGAGTCCAGCTTTGTGCTTCGATTCTGTCCTGAACGTGATATGCAGCCATGGTCAGCTCCTGAAATTTGAATGCGCGGAACCCGGCACCAATTGGCTGCCAGTTCGCTTGAAAGTGAGAAGTGGGTTAGTGGCTCAGGCCGCCGCCAGTGCCATTGAGATAGACTTCAACCAAAAGATCTCTGGTGTATGTGCGCTCAACACCGCGATGCAGATAGAGGCGTCCACGTGAGTTTGCTGAAGCTGTCCAGGTGCCTTCTTTGTGCTTAACGAGCATGCCTGGCTGGACAGCGCCACGATTAACGGTTTGAGTACCGTAATGCTGGTGAATCATGTGGCCTCCCGGGCATGGAGCATTGCGTCCGCCATCTGGTATGCATCAGCAGCAACGCCGTCTCTCCAGCCATCCTGAAACCCTTCAACTTCAGCATGATTTAAGTATTGTGCGAAACAAAGACCTAGTGCCTTAGCCGCGAAGTAGTCACGCAGCGTCATACCTTCTTCCTGATATTGCAGAACGTTATTCTGCCCGTCGTATTCCCATTGCTGCCTTGGGAATGCCTGCCCACCTGTTTCTTTGCCCATAAATCCTCTTTGCCTTATCGCCGGCCAGCGGAACGTTTAAACCCAATCCCCAGCAGGGGTTGCTATATCGGAGCAAACTCTGTGAATTTGCTTTGATATGGCATGAATGCACTCAACTAATCGCTTAAAAGGTGCGAAAGTAACTTTACGTAAATCGCCTTAATGCTTCTTTTTTTACCCATAAAAGTTGAAATAAACTGGTGGTACTTATTCAAGGAGGGGTAAACGATGACTAAAAATGTATTTGCCGGTAAGCGAACTGTTGAATCTGTCGCGTACGACATGGCTTTAGCCCTGGCATCGAGAGACCCGATGGTTGTAACGCCGAATGGATTACTTCAGCGAATTGAGGCCCTTTTGCCTGAATGTCGAAACCTTGCTACTTCAAAATTGAAACAAGAAGAGAGGTACTGGGTTGATAAAGATGACAACGGTTGGGATTGACGATAATTCTTGAGCCGCTAGATAGCGGCTCTAAGCTTGTTGACGTAGTTCATGCATGCCGTAGGGCTGCATGTTCGCCACGTGGTTTTATGCTGCATCCGCTTGCTTGGCGGGTAATAGGCAACAGTCCCTTGTGGGGTACGGAAGATGAGGGTGTTTTCTCTCTCTTCGAACTCAACGCCTTTACGCTGAAAGAATGCCTTCATCCCTTCATGCGCTGAGTTTCTGGCAAACCGTCGGCGCTCTTTAAGTTCTGGCTTCATATCGCGCCAAAACTCTCCCATCGTGTAGTCATCGTCTGCCATAAATCCCTCTGTAGTTACCCGCTGACGGGCTTGAAAAAAAGGCCGCATAAGCGACCTTTGAATCAGTTTTATTTGGTGAGGTCCTGAACTTCCAGGGTGAAGCTTTCCGCTGGTTCGTTGAACTGTTGCATCTGATCAATGACGTTCAATTCCAGGTAATTGCCGAACTGACCATTGGTGGAAATAATCAGATGGTTTGGATATTCCGGATTGGCGAAGTTGTCGATCTGCCACAGGATTGCAGGGAAGGTATCAACGTTAGACATCTCGTTCTGTTCAAACACTCCGCCAAACATGTTCATGGGGCGGCGCTCAAAAATTCCGGTAGCGGAAATGCCGACACGAACAAATGGGCTGAACGTTTTCGCCTTCTCCACGTTGATTTCAACAGCCAGCTGGTTACCGGCAATTTTCTTTGCAGACAGGAATACATTTTCAAATTGGCTCATTTACTACTCCTTGGTTTATTAAAGGACCATCACGATCCATTGTTTTGACTTAACGGCAGCCCCTGGTACTCATAAAGGGCTGCTGGTAAATCTTCGCCACACTCTCGCAGTGGCCAGCGCCGGTTTCCCGGTCATCTTTTTGAGCTGCTTACGCGTTAACCGGGCGCTAACCGGTTACTCAGTGATGCTTTACGCTTCCTTTCCCTCACTACGCCGCCGTAGGAACCCGACCGTGTGAACGCCGTCGTCACGCGGCCTGAAAAGGCAACAAAGTGCGGTCTATCCGCTTTAGTGCTTCATTGGAATTACTCCTCTAAGTTGAATTAGCGCCAACTCCCTGCCAGTGTTGCCCGTTCTCACGCCGTTCTCGCTCTCGCGCGGGGATACTCTCTCACCGACCGGATCGCACCCGGTGATACAGCACGTTTTCGTGTAGGGGTCTTAACAGGTCATTGACGCTGTAAATCTGCTGAATTGTTAAAGAAGCAGGCGGGGTATCCGCCGCTGGCTAACTTCGCTCAGCTGTCGACGTTTCGTTTCGATAGGCTAACAATAGCAATGGGTATTATTGATATCAATACGTATAGCTATTGTTTTGATAGCATTCCACATTAATCATTGATAGATATAAGTATTTATTTTTGAAAATGTTTGGCTGATGGCTTGTGGTGGGGTGAGTCGTGAACAAAATTTAATCAAGGGAATGCTGATGGATGGCAAAGAGAACCTCATTAGCGAGCTGAAGCCAGTGATCGCTTACACGATAGGAGCTGTTGTGCTTAAGCTAATAGGGGGAGGGGGGCCTGTGACCCGGCGAGTTATCGCCGGGATAGCAGAAGAACTGTCCTGTGAGGAGTCGAAAATAATTAATGAACTGGCAGTGGATGTACTGAAGGGCTAGGGAAGGATAACAAAAAACCGGCTCAGTGCCTGGTTGATACAGAGGGGATGATAAATAATACTGGCCATTAAGTGAATCATGCTACTAATTTCATTGATATTTTGTTTTAGTAAGACTGAAAAAATTCTTTGTTTATATTTGGTTAATAATTTATTATCTATCTGAATTTACTTAATTTATTTTTTGTGTGGTTGCTTTTTTATCATAGTTGTTGACCCATTCAACCTATCATCATATAGTAAGCACACGTTTTCCTCCCCCATAAGGGAAACATTCCGCCACCATACGGGATCGATTGCATAGCCCTGAAAGAATAATATTCTTTCAGGGCTTTTTGTTTACATTACTTTCTTTATATCGCCGTTGATTAGTAAATCATAAGCTAAGAATAATTTTCTATAGTCTGTTTTAAGATTGTCGTTTTCACAGCTTTTGAATTGTGTAAAAGCCTCGCTTTTAATATATTTATCTAATTCTTCTCGGCTAAAGTTTTTAATATTTTTAACAATTACAAGCAATTCTTTTTGTTTGCTAAAAGCTGATGCTTTAACTTCTTTTATATTGGCGAATGTTTTTGCAGCATTTACTTTATCTAGTATTACTGAATCGATGATGTTATCTAGCTTGCCATGTCTTTCAATTCTTTGGTTTAGTCTCGCTAAAAGCTTTTGCTTTAAATTCAGGTCTTTAAAATTGCATGAGGCTACTATTTTGGAAAATGGAATTCTTAATGTGTTTGTTGAATCAATAATAAATTCTACTGCAAGCCTGTTTGATATTTCATTTTTTTCGAACAAATAATCCTCTAAGTAATTAAGCTCTTTTATCTGAGTGAATACATATTTTTTATCACCGAGAGCAACTACAAGGTTTTTACCTTGCTTAACACTCTCCTCTAACTTATCTAAGTCAGATGGAGTTACGAGTAAAGTATCGAGGTTTCCCTTTTCACCTTCATTAACGATCAGCGTTTTGATTGCTCTCTGATAGCGCAAAACGTCATAAGGGGACAGACCTTCATCAACAGAACTTATTTCATCATAAATTTCTTTATAATTGTCCGTTTCTACAGATGTATAGGTAACCTGAAGTTGCTGGTCGGTGATTTGTTTTGTTATAATATTTGGTTCATTTTGTTTATGTTGAAGTAGTATTATACGTTCAGCAGACTTTCGCCCGTCTTCTTTTGGTAGTTGTGATGAGAAGTCCGATAATAGCTTCTTAACATTTCTGTCTGTTAATGAATACCCAATAAATAGTATTGGGTTTTTTATCATATTGGATAGTATTTTTGCGCTAATTAAAATAGCCTTGCTATCATACTTTTCGTAGTCTTCGGTGCTAATTACTATTGATAATGGATCTTTAATATCACCATGGATTTTATAAAGTTCGCTCCAGCCAATTGTATCTTCGAAGAAACCATGATTCCCAATGTATAGTTTTGGTGATATACCTTGCTCCAATAATAATTGCTCTATAAAAGCATCGTAATTAGTGGTGATAATCATTTTTGCTTTTTTTAATAGGATCTTAAATGAGTTTAACTCATCAATGTCAACATCATGCTTTAAGGTTGGGTTTGAAAATCTTTGGCAAATTGAAAATTTAAATGGGGATATGTTTTCATTGAATACTCGTTTAGCATCCAAGCCTTCAAGCTTAATAACATTCTCAGTGAATAGTCTATTAAAGTCAGATTCTATTTTACTTGCGGCTTCTGTGTATATCTTATGGTCTAAATCAGAAGCATCATTAATGAATGCTTTATGTATTTCTTTTATAGACAGTAAATAATTGTAAAAATCTATCTCTGGGTTTGTCTTTTGCCAGTATTCACAAAGTAACTCCTCCCACGTGGGATAGCTTTGCAAATATCTTTTTGATATACCGGAGCCAATGAACACTATAGGATAATTTTTGAACTCAAAATTTCTATTTGGCATATCAAAATCCTTCTGTAATTTTAAGCTGTATGTGATTTTAGCGACAAACAATCGGCAACATTAATCGCTTTTATTATAATTTATCCATGCTTCCGGTAAGTCTGGGGCATACTTCCAATCACTTTACCAAAGATAAGCATGCGGTTAGCTTCTTCCTTTTCAATCGGCTCCCACGGGGTGTAGGTCTTGTTATCTGAGATAACCAGTATCTTGTCTTTCATCTTCTGCAGACGCTTAACGTGGGCCGTCTCATCGTAGATAAAGGCGTAGATGCCGTCGCCGTCGAAGCTCTGGACGCTGATATCAACAAACAGCAGATCGCCAGGCTCAATGGTGCCACTCATGCTGTCGCCGCGAACGTTAATGATTTTAATCTGTTCTTGCTTACGGCCGTTGAACATGTGACGAGCATCTTCAACTGAGTATTCCACAGAGCGCAATATCTCTACGAACTCGCTGTTAATGACTCCAGGACCAGCACTGACCGATATATCTAAAACATCTAGGCGGAAAACATCCGCTCTGTTTTTTCTTACGCAATATTGCGCCTCTGGCTCCTTCACCGAGGAAGATCGCATGGGGCCATCACCGGTCGAAAGCCACTCTGAGCGGACCCCGAGTGCATTAGCAATCTCCACTATCCTGGTTGATCCCCGAGCGTTGCCGCTGGACAGTCTCCAGATCGTTGGCTGTGCGACACCAGACGCCTTTGCGAGGGCGCCCTGAGACATGCCGCACAGTTCCATTGCCTTATTCAGGCGGTCTGCAAGAGTTTCATTTTTCATGAGTTTAATTTATACGCTTACGTATGGACGGTCAAAACACGTTTAGCTATTGTCAAGGTTAATACTCATTGCTATCATCAATTCGCATTAATACTTATAGGGATTAATCATGATGAACATAATTATCCAGCGAGCCATTGATATTGCTGGTAGCCAGAAGAAATTAGCCGACTTGTGCGGCGTGGCACAGCCAACTGTTTGGCGCTGGTTGCATGGTGGCGGCATTGATGCCCGCTACGTAATGAAAATCGTGTCTGCAACCAACGGGAAACTTAAACCAGCAGATATCCGCCCGGATCTCGCCCAGCTTCTTGAGGCGAATAACACAGTCGCTTAATGGCAGCCCTAACCACAAAAGGGAAAGCATATGCAATCACTTACGTATCAGCATAGTACCAATCTCTACAGGCCAAGTCTGATTTCCAAATCTCAGGAGGCTAACCGAGAAACGAAGAAGTTAATGCTAATTCGCGATGCTGTTCGCGCGTGGCACAAAGCAACGCCCGGTCAGTCTCAGGTTCATATTTCGCAGCTGGTAGCTAAAGAGTGGCTAGCACGAGGTGGAAGAGGGCTGTTACTGGCAGGTTCTGAACACAACACGAAGCAGAACTTCTTCCGGATGATTAACGATCCGGGCCCGAAGAACGACAAGGGGTTGATGCTGCTGATCCCCATCATCATCGACGTGATGGCGCGGGATAACGAGAAAGTGGCGAGAGAGTTTGGTCTGGTCGCAAAGACTGAGGCCGAACTGATAGCCGAGGCGATGAAAGAGTGCACTGAAGCGCATCAGGCGAAATTACTTGGTCAGCCGATACAACGCCTTGAGAAAGAGGTGAGGGAAGCTGCAGAGGCACTTCTGCGCTTTCTGCCCACTGAATCAATCGCCGCGGTGGTGACAAGTCTGGCCGCTATGGCGCCGGGAGTTATGTGATGGGAAGTATCAAAAAGTCGAAAGCCCCTCTGCTGGAACAGAAAGGGCTCTCATGTGGAATTAACTGGATCAATTCACAGGAGTAATTATGGCAAATACTGCTGAAGTAATCAAATTCCCTGTGCCAGAACCGGCGCAGCAGGAGAATCGCATGGCTGATCTGGACAATGGCTATCTTCGCCTTGCCAACCAGATTCAGGATGCCCTGTGTATCGTAGAGCTTTCGGGTCGTGAGTTTCGCGTACTGAATGCGATAGTTCGCCTGACGTATGGCTGGTCCAAGAAAGAAGATCGGATCACCAACAGCCTCATTGCTGATAAAACCAGACTGGCGGTTAAGCACGTTTCTGAAGCTGTGCTCAGTCTGGCCTATCGCAATATCATCAAGATGCGCAGAATCGGGCAAACACGTTACATCGGGATTAATACCTGTCTGGATAAATGGGCTTATACGAAACCGAAATGCGCAAAGTGCCCGGTTAATTTCTCTCAACCTGAATTAGTAACACAAGTTATCACCATCCCTGAAAACAGGGATATCAATTTCACCATCAAAACCATCCCCGAAAACGGGGATAACCATCCCCAAAATCAGGGAGAGGTATCCCTGAAAACAGGGAACACCAAAGACATTCTTCCAAAGACAAATATAAAACCTAATACCCCCTCTAATCCCCCAAGGGGGAAGAGCAAGTTTGATCCGCTGAGCATTCTGGTCCCTGAGTGGCTCAATCCAACAGCCTGGGAGGAATGGGTGGCCTATCGCAAGCAGTCAGGCAAACCAATCAAAACGGAACTGACCGTTACCAAGGCCTTCAAGCTGCTAAGAGAGTGTCTGGACGAAGGGCATAACCCGGTCGATGTGATTAACACCAGTATAGCCAACGGATACCAGGGACTGTTCAAACCTAAGTTCGCGGTGAAACCAGTCGCTAAGCCGGATCTGGACTACAACAACACTGACTGGGCCTATGGGGTGATGCGATGAAAACTCTTGCAGAGCAGATGCACAATCTCGACCGCGAGCAGATGCGCCGGGTAGCGCATAACCTGCCCGAACAGTACGAAGAGCGCGCGCCGGTTGAGCAGGTAGCGCAGGTATTCAACGGTTTGCTCAACCAGCTACGTGCCGCGTTCCCGGCCAGCATGGCTAACTTCCGCACCCAGGATGACCTGAACGAATTCCGCCGTCAGTGGCTGCTGGCGTTTCAGGAGAATGGGATTCACTCAATGGCTCAGGTCGATGCCGGTATGCGTGTAGCCCGCCGTCAGGAGCGTCCATTCCTGCCATCGCCGGGCCAGTTCGTAGCCTGGTGCAAACAGGGCGGCGGAGCGCTGGGGGTTACCGTGGACGAGGTCATCGTTGAGTACTGGGACTGGCGTAACCGTGCCTTTGAGTTCACATCAAGCGAGCTTTTCCCCTGGTCGCAGCCTGTCATGTATCACATCTGCGTTGAACTGCGTCACCGCAGCACCGAGCGCCAGCTCACCCAGTCAGAGTTGATCCGCGAAGCTGGTGAACTGCTGGCGATGTGGGAGCAACGAGTGCTGGACGGAAAACCAGTGCCACCAGTGCGTCGGGCGATCGTTGCACCTGCTGCACCGCGCGGCCCAACTCCGGCAGAGATGCTGAAAGCCCAATATCAACGCAACAAAGCAAACGGGATGGTGTGACATGGATTCACTGAAAAAACGCATTCTGGACCACGTAACGGCAAATCAGCCGATTACCCGTAAGAATCTTGCACTGGCAATCGGCATTTCTGGTCATGCACTCGACAAAGAAATCTCAGTGCTCCGTGAGACCGGGCTGATTTACAGCATGGCTGGCTTCGGTTACTTCGCCGGGAAGAAAGCTTATGAGGAATGGCGTGCTGGTATCGGCGGCGAACTCCTCCGCCAGCGCAGTCTGAAAGGTGCTGAGTCCAGCCTCATGTCACGCCGCGAAGGGATGATGACGATCCCATCGAAAATTGCACAGCTGCTGTCGGATGGTCGACGCATGTCATCACCACAGATAGCGGACGCTCTGAGCCTGACAGTGAAGCAGGTGTCAGCAGCAATCTGCGAAATGGCAAAGGCAGGTGAAATCAAATTCACCGGGCGCACAGGCCATCGGATTTACCACATGTCCGGCTTGAAGCGTAAGGCTGCGGTTAAGCGCCAGTCAGTAAATGTTATTTGCCAGGAATGCCGCCAGAGTCCGGCTATGCGTCGGGTATTAGCGTTTTACGGGAGAACATCAGCATGAACGTATTTGAGATGGAAGGATTTCTGCGCGGCAAATGCTTGCCTGGTGACATGAAGGTAAACGAGACCACTGCCGAATATCTGGTACGTAAACTCGGCCAGGCTGGCGAACTAACAGCAGCACTATCAACACTTGAGAAAGCGCGTGAAGTAACGAACTGTCCGGTGGGTGTCGAGTTGCAGGACTACTTGAAGCAACTGGTGGCTGAGAGTTTGGCTATCAAGGCGATGAATGATTGCCTGGCGGAAGAGTTGCGAGGCTACGAATCTGATGGTGCTTTCGATGGACCAAACATGCACCTGCTGTGGTGGAAATGTGAAACCCCGGCAACAGACAGCATCCTGCGTGAAGTGGGGCGCGGGGGATTGAGAGCGTAATCGAAATCAAGCGGCAGCAATTAAACGGCCTTCACCCAGATACGTTTGCCATTGGTGCGGTTCGTGACTCATTGCGCAGGGACATTTACGAGTTAAAAGTTTTGGCGGACGTGATGCGGAACGAGCTGCTGCGCGGGGGAAAAGCAGAATGAGCAACAAGTTATTCATCAAATGCATCAAAGACACTGAAGGTTACTGGACTGAAGGTGAAAAGTACTCAGCAACTGTAGTTGATGGCGGTTTTGTGCAGGTTAGTGACGATGATGAACCGAACGTAGAGCACTGGCTCGCCACTCCTGTCGAGTATCGCGAGGACGGGACGATAATTTACAGCATCGGCGGTATTGACGGCGAAGTTCTGTTTGAGGAGCAAGCGGAATAAAAATCAAACAGAGAAATCACCGACAGAAGCGGAGCGCAAAGAATTACGTGAGGCGATTCGTCGCTATCGGCCATTCAATATAGCAGCCCTGATGGTAGCCGACTTTATTGTCCAGTGAGGTATCTGGTGTTACCGGCAGATGATTAAGGTTATGTCAGTGCATTAATAACAATAAGAATTTTTTGACAATTCTTTTCTTACAAGTGGCTGGTAAGTTCGTATAACTGCGATTAGTGTTAAATCTCGACAGACGAGAGGTGTATAAATGACTAGTCATTCTGAGAAAGATTTTTCCAATGATTTATCTGAGTTTGTTGGAACTCACTTCGTTTACACATATGACAACGGGTGGAAATATGAGTGGTATGCCCGGAATAACGATACCTGTGATTACAGGATTCACCAGGGGCTAGTAGGTGGTCGTTGGGTGACAAATCAGAAAATGAACGCCGTGCAATTTGCTCCAGGTATTTTCAAGGTTGACTGGCATGAACCTACCGGCACTTGTGTTAGCCTGTTGTTCGATATCCGAAGAGAGGTCATCCACGGCACGATCTTCTTCCCACAGTGGATAGCAGGAGAAGGCCAACATCCGGAGAAAACAGTTTGTTATCAGAACGAGTTCATAGAGGATATGCATCGTTTTCGTGACGAGGGGCCAGCTTATCCTTATATCGTCATCCCTGAATTTGCTAAAGTCACTTACATGAAAAATGAAGGGCCTGATAACGACAATGTTATCAATATGCCGCCGGGGCAATTACCCTCTGATTTCTTTGACGGCAAATAAGCTGATGGTTTAGTTATTCAGCTTCAGGTCATTCTTATACTCAAAACCCGCAAATGCGGGTTTTTTTACTTTGAACCATGCACTGATATCTAGCCAAATGAAGGATAAACAGCACGCTCGTCAAGTTTCACGCAATGTTTTAGTCGTTCTTCTCCGTTGTAAACGTAACCGAAAGAATCTGTTGATACCCGATGCAGTAGAGTATCGCCATTCGCAAAAGGTACTATCTCGATATCTCCGGAGCGTTTGTGACCAGCCCCAGTTTCAAAATTGCCTTGCCAGGCCTCTTGAGTATGCTCATAAACGTGCAGAATGACTTCTACGATCCCTCTTTCAGGGCAATTTAACTTGAGCACTGTTGATGAAAAATTGAGGGCTAAAACTTGAAAAGGAAGGATGATTAAGAAAATGGCGAACTTCATATAATTCATATTGTTAAGTAAATAAAATCCAAGGGCTCAAATATTACCTAGATGTTTCCAAACGGTCTTTGCGGTTGATCAATAAAGATTTTCTTGACCGTATATCATTATGATTTCGAATCGTACATTGTGATATTACGCGGAACCTGCCGGGATGGGCAGCTCACAGACTCACTAGCGCAGACAATGACCTACCACGTCTGCGTTGAAATGTGCAATCGCAGCAACGAACGCTTGTTTATCCTGCCAGAGACTATTCGCGAAGCTGGTGAACTGTTAGCGATGTGGGAGCGACGAGTACTGGACGGTGAACCGGTGCCACCAGTACGCTGGGCGATTGCTGCACCTGCTGCACCGCGCGGGCCGACTCCGGCAGAGATGCTGAAAGCCCAATATCAACGCAACAAAGCAAGCGGGGGAATTTGATTATATAGGTTTGGAAATTGATGCATTTGATAATTTGTTGCCGTGTGTAACACATTATTATGTCCATTAATGCCTTTAGGTTGAAATAATGAAAGCATTGGTTTCTTAAGCTTGTAATACATGCTTGCCTCAACACTTTAATCGATTTTGAGAGTGAGAAACCATTCTAATGTAGAAGGATAAAATGGTGTGGATTATTGGTTGTATTATCTAGTTAGTAATTGATTTTATGAGGTCAATGGATGTCTAAAACCATCAGATGCAAAAAACATATACAATTACAACACAATATAAGAATTCATATTATTACATGAGTTGAATATTTCTGGCATTACAGTGTGATAAATTGCCATTCTATAAGTATTTCAGTCTATCTTTTTGTCACGACATATCAATAGTTTCCTATAATTTCAATCATACTTAACAAGTATCTTCTGTATAAGGAAACTACAAGTGCGTATAGCGACCATAACTAACTGGGCTTACAGCGTGACGGTTTGTCTAACTCTGGCCTCAGGTATAGTGATGTTTATGGCATCCTCCGCAGATAATCGAGAGCGTGAAGCTGTTGCTCAACGGCAAGTTTTTGACCAGCTAACCGACGAACTAGCGGTAGATGTCTGGTCACTATCAGATTTAGCTAGATTGTATGTTGTCACCAAAGATCCTGATTCACTAAGTGCTTATAATAAAAAGAAAGAAATGGAAATCAAGGTTCAGGATCGTCTGGCAAAACTTAAAGACGTGGGAGCATCAGGAGAAGAGTTGACTCAACTTCATGAGGGGCTACAAATCATAGATTCCCTCAAAGATGAGCAACGTACTGCTCTTGATTACATGACCCGAGGTGCAGAACCACAAGCGGTAGCCTTACTTTATGGCAAAGTTTATGAACAAGAATTGGACCGTGCACAAGACAAAATCGATAGATTCAGACAGATGATAGACAATCGCGCGATAGATGCCATAGTCGATGCTACTCAGGTTTCCCGCACCTTACGTATCGTCTCAGAAGTGATGGTTGGTTTAACGGCTCTCCTTTTTTTATTTGTACTCGGTTTTATTTTGAAGTATCGCGTACTACGTCCGGTTGTTCGTCTTAGCGACGTAGTTAATAGGCTTGCGTCTCAAGACTATGCTGTTGAAACACCAGACTTCAACCAGATTGATGAGATTGGTGATATGGCACACGCCATACGCATTTTTCGTGAGAATGGTCTTGCACGACAACAACTAGAAAAGGAACGAGATGCCAACTGGGCTATTAGAGAGCTGCTTGCTCGTATGACTCAACGGTTACAAGGCTGTGAGAACTTCGCCGACGTTATCAATGTTGCACAACTCTTTGCTCCTAACATTGCGCCAGATGTTCCAGGCCGTCTATATATTCTTAACCCAGATTCTGGCCAAACTCGCTGCGTTGCCGAATGGCTTTCTCCTGAGGGTAAGGCCAACGATTTTCATCCAGACCAATGCTGGGCGATACGTCGCGGACAGAGTCATCCTCCAGTTACTGGAGAGCCGGATATCACTTGTTATCATCTGCTAGGACTTTCTCAAAATAGCAGCTTGTGTATTCCCTTGATTGCACAGGGTGAGGCAATAGGGCTGCTTTCTTTTCAGAATATTAACACTGTAACCGCTCCTTACCGAGCATATCTAGAGTTGATGGCTGAAGCACTTGCTCTCGCTTTAGCGAATCAACGTTTGCGAGACGAATTACTTGAGAAAGCACTCTACGATCCACTTACTGGTTTACGTAATCGGCATCATCTGGAAGATACAATGCGTACCCAGATCAGTCTGGCTATTAACAATAAGGCGCCCGTAAGTTGTTTGATGATAGATATAGACCATTTCAAAAGCATTAATGACCGATTTGGTCACGAAGCAGGCGATGCGGTTATAAGGAGCGTTGCCTTAATTATCAAACGAGTTATTCGTGATAATGGATTAGCTTTTCGTTACGGAGGAGAAGAGTTTTTGGTTCTACTTGCCGGTATGGATGAAGATGACGCTAAAGATGTAGCAACAGATATTTTCAATGGAGTCCGTGAGCAGCCGCTGCGTTCGGGTGTCACAGACCTCGGTCATGTGGATGTATCAATTGGTATAGCAAGTTACCCTGAGCATGTACAGAGTGACAACCTGCTACGCGCTGCTGATGTAGCTCTTTATCGTGCCAAAGAGCTTGGGCGCGCTCAGATTGTGAGCTTTGGTATACTTGAATCGAGTTGCGGGGACTGTATTAAATCAACATGAATATGGTGAGTTTCATTGTTGATTCAATGTAAATTACATTTGCCATAAAATATGTTTTATAAGAAGACAGTACCAATTTACTTTTGGGGACGGGTCACAAGATATGGCACCATCAATTAACGACATAATTGATTTCCCGAAATCAACAGGCCATAATCTCCTCGTGGCCTGAACAACCACAACCCAATCCCCAGCGTCGTGAAGAGGAAACCTCATGGCGCTGTATGAAGTTACAATCCGACCTCTTTCACAGATGCTTTCTGGCACCTGTGATTTTCTGTATTCTGCGTTTGGCCTCTGCGGAGGTAAAGCGTGAACATCCCTCAATGCGGCATCAAGCTGCACTCCGGTAATTTCGTCGCTATTGGTAAGCTCCTGCAAGAGCAGCTCGAATCTGGCCGCCCATTGCGTTTGCAGGTCAAAGAGTGGCGCGAGAAACGCAGCATCTCTCAGAACTCACTTTCCCATATGTGGTACCAGGAAATCAGCGAATACCTGATCGCTTCCGGCCGCACGGACGCCACCCCTGAGTGGGTTAAGCGCAACCTCAAAAAGACCTACCTCGGATGCGAAGAAGTTACCTACACCGATTTCATCACAGGCACCAAAGAAACCACCTGGGAGCCTCGCCATACATCGCAACTCGATACTGGAGAGATGCATATCTTCCTGTGCAAAGTCGAAGCGTGGTGCGCTCAGTTTGGCATGGCGCTGACGATTCCTAGCGGCTGCGAATTCCAGCAGTTGCGCGATAAGCAGGAGGCGTGATGGCTAATTTGTGCAAAGCGGCACGCGGCCGCGAATGTCAGGTCCGAATCCCTGGTGTATGCAACGGAAACCCTGAAACATCTGTCTTGGCTCATATCCGCCTGGCGGGGTTGTGCGGTACCGGAATTAAGCCGCCTGATCTGATCGCCACCATCGCATGCAGCAGCTGTCACGACGAGATTGATCGCCGCACGCGCCTGGTAGATGCGGAATATGCAAAGGAGTGTGCGCTGGAGGGCATGGCTCGCACGCAGGTTATCTGGCTGAAAGAGGGGCTCGTAAAAGCATGAATGAATATCGCATCAGCCTACCGTGGCCACCGAGCAACAACCGTTACTACCGACATAACCGCGGGCGCACGCATATCAGCGCAGAAGGGCAGGCGTACCGCGACAGCGTCGCCAGAATTATCAAAGACGCGATGCTGGATATCGGCCTGGCAGCACCAGTGAAAATCCGCATCGAATGCCATATGCCGGACCGCCGCCGCCGGGACCTGGACAATCTGCAAAAGGCCGCGTTCGACGCGCTGACGAAATCAGGGTTTTGGCTCGATGACCAGCAGGTTGATTACTACAGCGTGAAGAGAATGCCGATCGTCAAAGGCGGGAAGCTAGAACTGACTATTACCGAACTGGAGGGCGCATGAAAAATGAAGCCATTACAGCACTCAAAACTCGCTGGCAGCGCCTGCGACTGTTTCGCTTCTCCGGCTCAGTCCTGACCGATTACCGGATCATCCGTAACGCAGCCCGTCTAATTCAGAAAGCAGGAGCCACACAATGAACACGCAATATCTTGAGTTTGTTCGACAACAGCTCATCGTGGCAACCGCTGACCTGAGCGGAGCAACGAAAGGGCAACTGGTGGCTTTCGCCGAGAACGCGCAATTCACCGCGACGGCGCGCAGCCGGGGGCGGAAAAAGGTTTTCGACAAGGATAAGCAGCGCATGGTCAATCCGGACGGCCCGCCGATGAGCGGCAGCCAGTCGCGCGCCAAAGGCTCATCAATCGCCCTGGTCAGCCCGGTAGAGTTCGGCACTGCATCATGGCGTCGCGCTGTTTTGTCGCTGGAGGAACATCAGAAAGCATGGTTGCTGTGGAACTACAGCGAGAACGTCCGCTTTGAGTATCAGGTGGCGATCACCAAGTGGGCGTGGGCTGAATTCCGGGAGCAGCTCGGCGCGAAGAAAGTGGCCGGTAAGACGATGGAGCGCCTGAAGAAGCTGATCTGGCTGGCGGAGCAGGACGTTAAAGCTGAGCTGGCAGGGCGAGAGACATACGAATATCAGGTGCTGGCGTCGCTGGTTGGCGTAACACCAAAGAACTGGTCAGAGACGTTTACGGACCGCTGGGTTGAGATGCGTCGCATCTTCCTGCGCTTGGACAGCGAAGCTTTGTTGCAGGTTACGCGATCACGTTCACAACAAAAGGCGACAAATTTCGAGAGAAGTCTTGCAAAACTGGATTGAAACGCATATATTTCATGTAAATCTGATATCGTCGCCATAGCTTCGGTAGTCGACAAACATTAAGAGCCTCGCCAACGTGCGGGGCTTTTTGCTTAATTCAGTATGTAGTATTTCTAACGCCACTCATTTCAACGTAGCCATATACTCATCTCATCTTTTAAAGGGGTTGAGTATGAAAGAAGGTTACTACTGGATTCAGCACTGTGGCGACGTACAGGTCGCCTATTACACCAATGATGTTGTTGATGACCTTGAGAGCGGAGCCTCAATCACCGGGGTCTGGCATCTGACCAGAGGTGATGACATCTGCCATAACGGTGAGGCTGAAGTATTAGCCGGTCCGTTAGTACCACCTCTTTAAAATTTTTATCCGGCTTCTTGTCGATTTTTCAAAGGGTGAACTACGCTAAATATGCGCTCTGGACAATGACCCTCTGACGGAATTGCCAAAGCAATCAACAGCTATTTGCTCCGGCCGTACGTTAACAACGTCGGCCTTTTTTTATGGGCATTGAAACTTCCTAAAAGATTGTTCGATAAGCGAAATCGGTTACATACTTTCACCGTTGTCCCTACAATGCCGCCCAAGAGGAAATTACTCTTGTTAACGAATTTCGGGCAAGGCTTAGCCTGCGGTGATTATTCAACGCTTTCGTCCAGGCCAGCTACCGATGCTGGCCTTTTTTTCATCCGTCATTAGCTCAACTGGATAGAGCTCAGAGTGTCTGTCTACTTCTGGAGATCGGGGTTCGAATCCTCGGTGACGGATCAACACCCTGCAAAGGCTGCCATTTGGCGGCCTTTATCTATTTCAGGTTCCGGTAACCCTCCCCGATGAGCTTTATCGTTAAATTCATACCGAGAGCCTAACCCCTACATCACAAAGCTCCCGCTTCTACTGCGAGGAGAGAGACTATGAAAATGCCTAACACTCCACACGGATGGGCAGACATCAGCGAGATTCTGGCGTCCTGGTGGCGCGGTGACGTGCCTATCGGTGGCGTCATTATGGCTATCGTGATGGCTGTCCTGCGAATGGCTTATTCCGGCAGCAGCTGGAAAGAAACGTTCTTTGAAGGATTGATGTGCGGCGCACTGGCGCTCACAACATATTCCGCTCTCGATTACTTTGATGTGCCGAAAGCGCTCACTGTTGGCATTGGTGGATTTATTGGGTTCGTAGGTGTGAAGAAACTCAGCAAATATCTGTCTGGATATGTTGGCAATCGTTTCGGAGGTGGCAATGCAGACCGTTAATAACCAGCGCAAGGCGTTCCTCGATATGCTGGCATGGTCTGAAGGTACGGATAAGCCCGGTCAGCCTACGAAAAATCATGGTTACGATGTGATTGTCGGGGGCGCGCTATTCACTGACTACTCCGACCACCCTCGTAAGCTGGTCACCCTTAACCCGAAACTGAAGTCCACGGCTGCCGGGCGTTACCAGCTACTTGCTCGTTACTGGGATGCGTATCGTAAACAGCTTGGGCTAAAGGATTTCTCCTCGGCTAGCCAGGACGCAGTTGCGTTGCAGCAGATTAAAGAACGTGGGGCGCTCCCGATGATTGATCGCGGGGATATCCGTCAGGCCATCGATCGTTGCAGCAACATCTGGGCATCGCTGCCGGGCGCAGGTTACGGTCAGTTCGAGCATAAGGCTGATGCGCTGATCGCGAAGTTTAAGGATGCCGGCGGGAAGGTTAACGAGTTAGCACTATGAACGCTGTTATCGTTTCATTGCTGAAAAAACTATGGCTGTCAGCCGTTGTCATTGCGGTTATTGCCGTGCTGGTTTGGCGAGTAAGCTATTACCGCGACAACGCCATCACCTACAAAGACCAGCGCGATGGGGCCGCTGAGAACCTCAGTAGGGCTAACGCAACCATCACTGACATGACAGCCCGCCAGCGCGATGTCGCTGCGCTGGATGCCAAATACACGAAGGAATTAGCAGATGCGAAAGCTGAAAATGATGCTTTGCAGCGCAAGCTTGATAATGGTGGCCGGGTGCTCGTCAAAGGCCGCTGTCCAGCGCCAGCCTCAACCCAAGCCGCCAGCACCGCCAGCGTGGGCAATGATGCCACCGTCGAACTCTCTCCAGTTGCTGGACGAAACGTTCTCGGTATCAGAGCCGGAATCATCAGCGACCAAACTTCACTGATAGTCTTGCAGGACTACATTAACAAGCAGTGCCGTTGAAACAATTCCTGATATCTATTTATGCTGATTTTTTTGGTGTAGAATTAATGCATTAAAGTTAATCATAGAGCCTAAAATGTTTACGAGCCGAACGCTTAAAGAAGCAATAGAATCCATAAAAGAGTTCAGAAATGATGCTCAGGCAGTTGCTGACGCACACATCGATCTGCTTTCTGCTATAGTTGATCAGGCAGTCGAACTTTCTAAAATCCCAGATAATGAAAGAACCAGCGAGCAAAATGCTGTATTGGATTTTTATTATACACTAGCTGAAAAAGTAGATGTCTCTATAGGTGCGGCTGACAGATATAATAAATCATTATCTAAATATGTTCAGGGCTTCAAGACTTTAAATAATATAGCGAGCTCAAAAAATGAAAACAATTGAGCTTGAATCAGTAATCGATAAATTAAAGTCTGTAAAGAGTGAAGGCGTCATTGCAGATGAGAAAGCAGATAAAGCTGAGCTTGATGCTGAAAGCCATGCACAACGTGATGGAAAAACAAGAAGCACATTAACACTGACATTTATGCGTGGCTTTTTTGGCATGCTAATTTTTGCATGTGTTTTTGTATTAATTTATAATTGGGCTGCTGTTTATTGGATTATCGACCTAAAGAAATCTGGGTTGGTTGAAGAATCAACCAAACTGAATCTACTTGAAATTGATAAGATTCTTTCAATCATTATTGGTGCTCTTGGTACGTCGCTCGGCTTTATAATAGGTTATTACTTCAAGGAAAAACATTCCTGAATTATTCTAGATAGTCGTGGCCGCCTCCGGGCGGTTTTTTATTGCCATAAAAATGAGTAGGCTTATCGTTATGGAAATATCCCCTACAGCGGATAATTAACCTGATACCCCTTTAAGCGGATAAAGAGGCTCTCTTATCCAAACATCAGGTTGCCAAGGCTATTACGAAAATAACTATAAATACAATGAAGGCTATTGATCCAAGCGTTCCAGACGAATTTTGGTTAGTCCTTCTTTGACCCTTAGCAGTTTGCTGAACGAATCTCTGGTTTTTACTGCCACGTGGTGCTCCTCTCATTTTGATCTCCGAAGGTAATTTAATGGCACTCACCGACAAACAAGAGATGTTCTGTCGCGAGTACCTCATCGATTTAAACGCCACGCAAGCGGCTATTCGGGCGGGGTATAGCGCAAAGACAGCTAACCGCACCGCGTCCGAAAACCTGTCAAAACCTGACATCCCGCCCAGAATTGCCGAACTTAAAGCGCAACGCAATGATCTGGTTAGTATAAAAGTATATTATGTCCTGAAGTGCTTCGTCGAGATTGCTCAACAGAACGATGTCTCCCAGACGGATGGTTTAGTTGTTTCCCAATGAGCCGGCCATCGCCGCATACTTAATTTCATCAGATGGGATCTCCGGGTGAAGTTTGATTTGCCTTATGACGTAGGCTGGAACTTCATCTCCCCATAGTTTGGCTGCATCCTTACACACTTTGTAAGCAAAATCCCTATGTTCAAAGGGATAGGCTTTACCGTATGCATATTGTTGGCAGGCGTGAACATATGCTCCAAAGTCGCCATCCTTATCTGGGAAGGCGCAAGCGGACAGTGCGAAAGCTGCTGCTAACAAGGCAAGGTATTTAATTGTGCATATCATCGTATCGTCCTTAAAACTCTGCCTTCATTTGATCTGGGAATTTCTTAGATGCCGCGTAGTAGCTTCCCAGTGTATAGGCTTTCAATTGTTGTTCAGTGTCAACATGGCATGAGGTGTTGTAACAAGCTCCGCTAATCATCCCGTATGCAGCAGCTTTCTTATTCAGGTCAGCTTTTGCTTCTTCGACACTGTTTTTGCCCATCGTTACCACACACCCTGACACAATGGCTTGAGCTTTGCGGTCATCCATTTTCAGAATCATTGTATTGGCGAGTTTGCTGTAGCCATCGTTTTTATACACGTTAGCGGCAAACTCACGACATTCTGTATAGTATGGGCTTGTTTTGATCTCTGAATAATCCGGCACTCTCATTCCGGCACAACCAACTATGCAAAAACTCATTGCTGTAAGTAGTGTTTTTTTTATCATGTCCATCACTCAATAGTTCCATTTTAATGCTAAGCGTTTCAATGCATTGCCATCATGGGCGTGTAATATCTTCCTAAATTCTCAAGAAATATCAAGACCAGAACTACCAACTTGGTAGTCATAAATATAGACCTTATCCGTAAAGCCGCTTGCTCTGACCATAAATGACGTCACGTCTTCTACTGCCGTAATAGCAGGCTGAAACTGGTTTAAAAATAAATAATTCAAAGTTGAAGTAGTGATTGGAGATTCAGTCACGTTGTAATCAAACAAACGGAGTAACGAATGAGCAAACCGGACTGGGGCGAGCTTCAGAAGCGGTTCCTGTCCGAGCATGCCAAATCAGGCGTATCACCGAAAGACTGGTGTGAAGCGCAGGGACTGAACTACGCCACCGCCCGCCGATATATCAAAAAACCAACTGCGCAAAGTGCGCAAAAATCTGCGCAGAAGACAGTGCGCACTGCGCAAGTTGAAAAGAGCGCGGAAGAGCTGGTGGGCACTAAGCTGAGTCCAAAGATAAAGCTCTTCATCGCTGAATATCTGAAAGATCAGAATGCGACTGCCGCCGCAGAGCGTGCTGGATATAGCGATTCGAATTATGGTCGTCAGCTCATATCGAATCCTAACGTTGCGCAGGTTATTGCGCAGCAGCAGAAAGCCTCCATTGCACGCACGCTGGCAGATGCCGATGAAGTGCTGGCGCAGATGTGGCAGCTCGCCACCTTCGATGCAAACCAACTCTCACAATACCGCCGGGGCGCTTGTCGCTATTGCTGGGGCTTCGGTCATCATTACCAGTGGCGCGATGCTGTCGAGTTCGATGAGGAAACCGCAAAGGTGGAGGGGCGAGAAGGGACAAAACATCCTGAAGACACTGGCGGCTATGGCTACGATCACAACAGGGAGCCAAATCCAGAATGCCCTCGCTGCAATGGCGATGGGATAGGGCGTCCTCACTTTCCTGATTCACGATTCCTTCCTCCGACTGCCGCGCTGGCATATTCCGGCGTGAAGGTGGGTAAGAACGGCGTGGAAATCTCTTCTATCAGCAGAGAGAAGATGTTCGAGGCGGTAATGAAGCGGCTCGGCCTGGCGGATAGTGAGTTCGCGCAGCGTCTGCAGCAGATTGAAATTGACCGCCGCCAGCTGGAGGTTGAGAAACTCCGTAAAGAGCTGGCCGGTGATGGCGAGGATGACGAACCAACGCCAGTTGCAATCAATATCAACGTAGTAGACGCGAGGGCGGACGATGGGGATCAGCCCGACACTTAACATCCCGCAGGCGCGCTTCCTCGCGATGCAGCACAAATTCAAAGCCTATGTTGCCGGGTTCGGTTCCGGTAAGACGTGGGTTGGTTGTGGCGGTATCTGTAAAGGGATGTGGGAGCACCCGAAGATAAACCAGGGGTACTTTGCGCCGACGTATCCGCAGATTCGCGATATCTTCTATCCGACGATTGAAGAGGTGGCCTTCGACTGGGGCCTGAGCGTCAAAATCAACGAGGGGAACAAAGAGGTTCACTTCTACGAGGGGCGACGTTACCGCGGGACAACCATTTGCCGCTCGATGGAGAAGCCCGGCTCTATAGTCGGCTTCAAAATTGGCAATGCAATGGTCGATGAGCTTGATGTGATGGCGGCAGCCAAAGCGCAGCAGGCATGGCGAAAAATCATCGCCCGTATGCGTTACAAGGTTGATGGGCTGCGTAACGGTATCGATGTCACCACGACGCCGGAAGGTTTCAAGTTCGTTTATCAGCAGTTCGTGAAGGCTGTGCGTGAAAAGCCTGAACTGGCGACGCTGTACGGTTTAATTCAGGCCAGCACGTTCGACAACGCGAAGAACCTGCCTGCTGATTATATTCCCTCGCTTCTGAGTTCTTACCCTGATGAACTGATTCAGGCATATCTGCGCGGGAAGTTCACCAACCTTAACAGCGGCACGATTTATCATACCTTCAACCGCAAGCTGAATAACTGTACTGACGAGATCCAGGCCAATGATCCACTGTTTATCGGCATGGACTTTAACGTGGGGAAAATGGCCGCGATTGTTCACGTAAAACGTAATGGCCTGCCGCGTGCGGTTCGCGAACTGGTCAAGGTTTACGACACTCCGGCGATGATTAAGCGAATTCAGGAGGAGTTCTGGCGCTATGAAGATGGTCGCTATGTGAAAAACCGTGAGATTTACATCTATCCGGATGCTTCCGGCGATTCACGTAAATCCCAGAACGCCAGCAAGACCGATATCGCGCAACTGAACGATGCCGGATTCAGCGTTATTGTTGATGACGCTAACCCACCAGTTAAAGACCGTATCAACTCGACGAACGCTATGTTCTGCAACGCCAACGGCGAGCGCCGCTATCTGGTGAACGTGCAGAACTGCCCGGTTTATACAGAAAGCCTCGAACAACAAATCTGGGCGGTCAACGGCGAACCGGATAAATCAGCGGACAACGATCACCCCAATGATGCAGGTGGGTACTTCATCGTGAAGGATTACCCAATCGTGAAACCAGCATACTCAATCACCATGGATACCACTTTCTGATATGGCAAACGACGACATCACCTGGGTTCGACCAGAACACCGGGCGGCTTCTGCTGCCTGGCGAAAATACCGCGACTTTTGCAAAGGGGTGGAAGCGGTAAAGGCTGCAGGTCATAAGTATCTGCCTTATCTCGATCCCACGGATAAATCCACTCGTAACCGCAAACGCAACGAGGACTATCTGCGCCGCGCTGTATTTTACGCCATTGCCGGCAATACGAAGATTGGCATGCTCGGCATGGCGTATCGCAAAGACCCGACGTTTAACGGCCCGGAGAAGCTGAAATATCTTTTGGACAATGCTGACGGGGCTGGTACCAGCATTTATCAGCAGTCGCAGCTGGTGGTCGAGAACGTGCTGGAGGTGGCGCGAGATGGGCTTTACGTTGACTATGCAGAGGCATCAGACGAAGCGATCATTCTTCGTTATCCGGCTGAGAACATCATTAACTGGCGAACGAAGCGGATTAACGGACGCGATCAGTTGGTGCTGGTGGTCCTGCGCGAATGCGTAGAAGAGCCAGACGGTTACGCTTACAAGGACGAGATTCAGTATCGTGAGCTGGCGCTGGAGGACGGTAAATTTGTTTGCCGTGTCTGGCGTCGAGCTGGTGGCACTGAGAGCGGAACCTATACCATCGATAGCGAATACCATCCTAAGCCAAAAGGAATGGATTACTGGGACGAAATCCCGTTCACGTTTGTAGGTGCCCAAAACAACGATCCGACGATTGATGATTCGCCACTGGCTGCGCTGGTGGAAATCAACCATGGCCATTACCGCAACAGCGCAGACTATGAGGACAGCGTCTGGTTCTGCGGACAGGTCCAGCCCTACATTACCGGGCTTGATACCAACTGGCGCGATCACCTCGAAAAGGGAGGCGTCAAAATCGGTTCCCGCTCACCACTTCTTTTGCCTAAAGAGGGCTCTTTTGGCTATGCACAGGCTCAGCCGAACATGCTGGCGAAAGAGGCCATGGACAGTAAGCGCGACTACATGGTGCAGCTTGGCGCGCGGTTGATTGAGCAGAACGCCACGGCGAAGACGGCGACCCAGGCCAGCGGCGAGCAGAGTGCATCAACGTCAGTACTGGGTATCTGCGTTTCCAACGTTTCCGAGGCTTACACGCTGGCACTGGGCTGGTGCGCGAAGTATCTGGCGATTAAAGGCGATGAGCCTGCCTACACCATCAACCAGGAATTCATCGCTAAAGTTGCTGAGTCTGGCATGGTAACCGCTATTGTGAACGCCTGGCAGTCCGGCGCGCTGCGCGATAGTGACATGATTCGGGCACTTCAGAAGCTCGACCTCATCGACCCGGCGGACAGCCCGGATGATGTGATTGATGCGCTTCGCAATCAGGCTCCCACGCTGACCGGGGGCTGATATGGCAACCGTAAACGAAAGCCTGCGGGATGAGGCCATTGCGCATTCCGTCTGGATTAGCCGTTATGCGACGGGCGTTGCTAACCGGATGGTTAAGTTGCTGAACGAAACAGACGCTGACCTGTCGGCGCGTCTGCTGGATGCGCTGGACAAGTTGCCGCCTGAAAGCTTCACCGTTACGCGTCTTGAAAGTCTGCTGGGCAGTGTGCGCGAGCTTAACCAGCAGGCCGTTGCATCGATGCACACTGGTTTACAGGATGAGCTGCTGACGCTGGCAAAGAACGAGGCCAGTTATCAGATGAGCCTGTTCGACTCCCTTCTGCCATCACAGGTTCTTTCCCGCTATCCGATGCAGGGAATTACCGCCGATATGGTTTACGCCGCCGCGATGTCTCAGCCCTTTCAGGGGCGACTGCTGAGCGAGTGGGCGAGTAATCTGGAGTCGGACAGGCTGGCGCGCATCACGAATGCGATACGCCGCGGATATCTGGCCGGTGATACGGTGGAAGCCATCGCGCGCAATGTGCGAGGGCACGCCAACAAAGATTACCGCGACGGCGCGCTGCAAATGAGCAGGGCCAATGCGGCGAGCATTGCAAAGACGGCTGTGAATCATCTGGCCGCTGCCGCGCGTAATAGCTTCACCAGTGCCAACAGCGATATTGTGAAGGGTAAACAGTGGCAGTCTACGCTGGACAACAAAACCAGCCACGACTGCATTATTCGCGACCAGCTGCGCTACACGCTGGAGAACAAGCCGATAGGGCACAAGGTGCCGTATTTGCAGGGCCCAGGGAAAATTCATTTCTGCTGCCGCGCCACCGAAACGCTGATCCTGAAGTCATGGCGGGAACTGGGCCTCGATATTGATGAGATGGACGAAGGCACGCGCGCCAGCATGGACGGACAGGTTCCGGCGAAGACGACGTATCTCGAATGGCTGAGGCGCCAGTCGCCGCAGCGTCAGGATCAGGTTCTGGGCTCTGAGCGTGGCCGGATGTTCCGCGCAGGGGAAATCGACCTGGGGGAAATGTTCACGGATAAAGGCGAGTGGCTCTCACTCGAGGAACTCAGACAGCTATCAGCGACTGACAGCTAATATTCATCACCTGATTCACGCCCTGGCAACCGCCGGGGCTTTTTTATGGGCGAGGCCCGACAAAATCCCGAGGGGAAATTATGTTAATTCGACAAATGCTTCTGAAATATTACGCGCCTGAAGGCAATGGCGAAGGTGCTGGTGGCGGTGGTGGTATTGAAATCACCCCTGAAATCCAGAAGCTGATTGATGAGCGCGTGAACAGCGAAGTCACGGGCCTGAAAACGAAAAATAGCGAGCTGCTGGGCACCATTAAACAGCAGAAAGAAAACCTTTCCCGCTATGACGGTATCGACCCGGACGCTGTACGCGGCATTCTCCAGCGTTTTTCTGACGACGAAGAGGCAAAGCTTATCGCAGCCGGAAAAATTGACGAGGTGCTGGATAAGCGCACCGAGCGCATGCGTGCTGATGTCGATAAGCAAATCAAAGCAGCAAATGAACGCGCGGATAAAGCCGAAGCGTTCTCCAATAAATTCCGGGATCGCGTCCTGGGTGATGCAATCCGAGCAGCCGCCGCGAAGACGGGGGCGCTGCCGGAAGCATCTGACGATCTGATTTTACGTGCCAAAGGCACATTCCAGCTCAACGACGAAGGCGAAGCCGTAGCAGTTGATGCAAATGGCGATGTTCTGTTCGGTAAAGATGGCAAAACCCCACTGAGCCCCCTCGAATGGGCGGAGTCTCTTAAGGAGACGGCTCCGCACCTGTTCCCGCGCGCCGAAGGTACTGGCGCTGGCGGACATAAGCCGGGTGGCGGTGGCGGCAACCTGAAACGTTCCGAAATGAGCGCCAGCGATAAAGCGGAATACATCCGCAAACACGGCCAGCAGGCCTTCCTCAAACTTCCGAAATAAGGGATTTAAACCATGGCTACGACTGTTAATACCGACCTGGTTATTTATGACGACCTGGCGCAGACCGCGTTCCTTGAGCGTCGTCAGGACAATCTGGAAGTGTTCAACGCTTCCTCCAACGGTGCGATTCTGCTGGATAACGAACTGATTGAGGGCGACTTCCGTAAGCGCGCCTTCTACAAAGTCGGCGGCTCCATCGAATCGCGTGATGTGAACTCTGTCGAAAAAGTTACAGGGAAAAAAATCGGTGCCGGTGAAGCGGTATCCGTTAAAGCGCCGTGGAAATACGGTCCGTATGAAACCACGGAAGAAGCCTTCAAACGCCGTGGTCGCTCCGTTGATGAATTCTCCGAAGTGATCGGCGTTGATGTGGCAGATGCCACCCTGGAAGGCTACGTGAAATATGGCCTGAAAGCGCTGACTGCGGCAATTGGTGCTAATGCCGACATGGTGGTGACCGCCGACATTGAGACCGACGGTAAAAAGACGCTGACGCGTGGCCTGCGCAAATACGGCGACAAGTTTAACCGCGTGGTTCTGTTCGTGATGCACTCCGCGACCTACTTCGACATTGTGGATGAAGCGATTGCCAACAAAATCTACGAAGAAGCGGGCGTGGTGGTATACGGCGGTCAGCCGGGCACGCTGGGTAAGCCTGTTCTGGTGACCGATACCATGGATGCTGATGCCATCCTTGGGCTGGTGGCCGGTGCTGTAACCGTCACTGAGTCTCAGGCTCCGGGCTTCCGTTCCTACGATATCAACGACCAGGAAAACCTTGCGGTTGGCTATCGCGCTGAAGGCGTGGTGAACGTTGATCTGCTGGGTTATAGCTGGGATACCGCAAAAGGTGATAACCCTGACCTGACCGCAATCGGCACTGCGGGCAACTGGAAGAAGCACTTCACCAGCAACAAATCCACGGCTGGCGTGCTGATCAAACTGGAATCCGCTGTGGTGGAGTAACGCTGTCAGCGGATAAAACGTCCGCAACTGCTGACAGCACCGACGCGGTAACGGTGTCCCTGAAGTACACGCTGAACGGTTCCGGTGTATCCGGTAAAACTGTCGCGTGGACCTCCACAGGCGGCACGCTTAGTACGGCCAGTTCTCAAACCGGCTCTGCTGGTGGTGCAACGGTGAAACTCACATCAGACGCGGCTGGCACCTTCACGGTAACCGGTACGGTTGATGGTGTGGCGAAAACCACAGAAGACATCACCTTCACAGCGCCTTCCGGTGATTAACGCATGGGGCGAAAGCCCCATAACTGGATGATTCGATGATCAATACCGATATCACTTCCCCGGATGCCAACAGCTATGCCACTGAAGCCGATTTAACCGCATTCGGCGCGCTACGCGGCATAACGTTGCCGGACAGCCTTATACCGCTGCTGATTAAAGCGATGGACTACCTGGAAGGGCTGGACTGGACTGGTTCAAAAACTGACCCACGCCAGCCGCTGGCATGGCCACGCGTAAATGTCATTATGGACGATCATGATTTTCCGCCGGATGAAGTCCCGCGGCAGGTGATTACCGCGCAGTGCATGCTGGCAGTAGAGGCAATCGACGGCGATTTACTTTCCAGCGTGCGCGAGGCTGCGGTGAAAACTGAGCGTGTGGAAGGCGCTGTTACTATGACCTATGCGGTCGCAGATGGCGAAGTCTTCACCCCGTCTTATCCTGCTGTCATGGCGCTGCTGGGTGACCTCGCTGGTGGTCGTGGCTACGCCATCAATGCATTTGCTGAGAGGGCATGACATGCCGGACCTGAAAGTTATTAACCTGACGAGCAGAAAAGATGCCGATCTGGAACATAACCGAACCGAGGTTATAAGGCTTCTGGAAGAGGCACTTCATGCTGCTCGCGAAGGCAATTATCGCAGCATGGCGATTTTGCTCATTGATGATGGTGGTGCGGTTATGGATGCCTGGCATAGCGGTGGTTTGCCGTACGTTATGGTGGGCGCTATCGAATCACTCAAATCTGACTTTATAAATCTGCAAATCGAGAGGCGCTGACAAATGCCTATTGATTACCAACGTATGCAGGCCAGAACAACCCGCATGCTCAGGCAGAACGGAGCATCATACAACGTTACCCGCAAGGGCTCAGTAACGGTTGTCGGCGGCGTTGAGCATAAAACTGATGCGGTACAGTTCTTCGCGGTGGGCGTGAAAACCGAATACGCGCCGGGCGAAATTGATGGAACGGTCATCGTTAACGGCGATGTACGGATCGTTTTTACGGCAGAGCAGGAAATTAAAATCGGCGATGTGGTCGATATTGACGGCACCGCATACCGTGTTGTCAAACCGAACCCGGCAAAACCTGCTGCTCTGGTGCTCTGCTACAAAGCGCAACTGAGGGCATAACATGGGCGAGAACGCCGCTTTCATGGCTGAAATCACGGCTTTCGTGAATAAGGCCAAAGCCAATCAGGAAGCAGTGGTGCGTGCTGTCGGCATTAAAACACTTTACCAACTGGTGATGATGTCGCCTGTAGGCAATCCGGAGTTGTGGGAAGTTAACCAGACAGCCGTTTCCTATAATCGTGCTGTTTACGACCATAACGAGGCGCAACGCGCGAACCCCGACAACCTCACCAAAACCGGGCGACTGAAGAAAAAGGCCCGGCTGGTGGATGGTATGGATATCTCTGCGCCACCAGGCTACACCGGCGGACGTTTTCGCGGTAACTGGCAGGTATCGTTTGATGCCCCGACAACAGACGAAACCGGGCGAATTGATAAGACCGGCGACCTGACAAAAGCAGCGGGCAACTATACGCTGTCACTGTTCAAGGTCGGCATGAAATCTATCTACTTCTGCAACAACGTCCCGTATGCATACCCGCTTGAAATGGGGCACTCCACGCAGGCACCCGGTGGGATGGTGCGCATCACCGCAGCTGAATTCCAGCGTTTCTTTGAAGAAGCTGTCAGGGAGGTGCCGAAGTGATTCCTGATATTGCGTCGGCAATGGCCGCCAGGCTGGGAAACTGGGCAGATGCATCGAACATCACCGTCGCGTGGGAAAATATCGAATTCACGCCGCCAGCTACCGGAATTTATCTTGCGGTTCACGATATGCCAGCAACGCCCCGGACTCTGGATCTTGGCCTGAATTGCCGGGTTTATTCCGGTGTGTACCAGATTAATATTGTGAGCCCCGCCGGAACCGGGCGAACGGATGCTGTAGCGCTGGCGCGTCAGGTTGCAGCGCTATTTCCTGAAGGGCAGGAGATAGCGGGCGATGGTTTTACCTGCTGGCTCACCAGCGCGCCCGCAATCTTTCGCGGCATCCCGACCGATGTTTCCTACTCCATCCCCGTCAGCCTGAACTACCGGGCCGACATCATTAACTGACCCCCGTCAAAACCACCGGCCATCGTGCCGGTTTTCTTATTTCACAGGAGTAACCATTATGGGCTTCGCACTGCCTAACGGCGCACACGTTTATCTGGCGTCGGGCTATGGCTCCGCCATCCCCTTCACTGGCGCAACGAATGCAGAGCACGCGGTGATCACCGTCAGCGCGGCGGACGAAATCGCGGTTGGCGATATTGTTCACGTGAGCTGCGACTGGACGGGGATTGATAACGTCATCGCGAAAATCGATGCGATTGCGGAGAATGCAGTCACCCTTCGCAACATCAATACCACGAACAAAAACAAATACGCCGCGGGCGGCGGTTCCGGCTCTATCCGCAAAATTGAGGAATGGACCGAGCTTCCGCAAATCACAGAGGTATCGAAATCCGGTGGTGATCAGAACACCACGCAGATTCAGTTCCTCAGCGACGATCGCCAGCGCAACCTGAATACCTACAAATCTGCGGTCTCCCAGACCTACTCAATCGCGCATGATTCCACGCTTCCGGTCTATCCGCTGCTGCGCCAGCTGGACGAAGACGAAGAGACCGTGGCGGCTTACATGTACGTGCCGAAAGCGAAAGAAAATCGTTACTGGGCGGCTACGGCGTCGTTTGACGACACGCCGACCACGGCGGTGAACGAAGTCGAAACGGTAAGCGTTGTGCTGAACCTGCAATCGCCAGCTATGACCTTCTATAAGGTCACTGATGCCGCGGCGTAAGCCGGGGATAACAATAATCCAGGCCTCCCATGTGGAGGCTTTTTCGCTAAGAGGCAATGATGGCGACAAAATTCACTCTCCAGCCAAAACCAACTTTCAAGGCTAACGTCACGATCCCGCGCGCTGGTGATGAAGATGGCGTGCTGACCTTTACGTTCAACCACAAGCCGCTAAAGGAACTGGCAGATCTGGAAAAACTTGAAGGCAAAACCGCGACCGATTTCCTGCTGGAAATTATCGCCGGCTGGGCTCTGCCAGATAAATTTAACGCCGATAACCTGGCTGAACTCATCGAAAACTACCCGGCGGCTATGAAGGCCATCACCGAGACCTACTATCGCGAGCTGCTGGGCCAGCGTGAAAAAAACTGATAGCGGTTGCCTCGGCGTTTTATACGCCTGAACCCACGGCGGAAGATCTGGCGCCCTATGGACTCACGCCGGATGACTACGACGATAAAATTGTTGATGTCTGGCCCGATGTCTGGCCTGCGTTCCGTGTCTTTCAGTCTGTCAGTACGCAGTGGCGTACAGGTATGGGGGGCGCAACCGGGATTGATTACAACGTCCTGCCCTGGGTAATGCGACTCCATACCGTCGACGACGAGGCAACCGCACTTTCCGATCTCCAGATAATGGAGCGAACCGCGCTTAAAATAATGCATAAAGAGAGGGCCGGATGAGCAACGACATCGCCACTATTTCTCTGAGAGTGAATACCGGTGAACTGGAGCGCGGTAACCAGGAACTGGACCGGTTCCAGCGTACGGCTACCGGGGCGGCAGAAAAAGCGGACGATTTAAACAGTACGTTCCGAACCGGTATCGATAACCAGAAGAAAAATACCGAGAGTCTGAAACAGCAGCGCCAGGAGCTTCAGACTCTGCTCAATAAAATCAGCCCGGTTAACAAAGCGCTGGATGAACTCGATTCCATCCAGGAGAGCCTGTCTAAGTTTCGCGGTAAAGGGCTGGTGGATGATGAAGACTTTACGCGTTACAACAGCGTGCTGGAGACAACCCGCGCTAAATTAGCCCAGGTCATGGAGTCCGAAACAGCAGAAGGCCGGGCCCGTCTTGAGCAGGCTCAGGCGGCACAGCGCGCTGCGGCTTCGGCGAAAACATTCATTTCCTCACTGGAAGACCAAACCGCGGCGATTGGTAAAACCCGCGCTGAACTGTTGGAATTGAAGGCCGCCCAGCTTGGTGTTTCAGACCAGGCCGCCCCGATGATTGCAAAGCTCAAAGAGCAGGAAAATGCCTGGAAGACAGGTTCTATCAGTGCCGGACAATATCGCAACGCCATGCGTTACCTGCCAATGCAAATGACGGATATTGTGACCTCCCTGGCATCGGGCATGCCTGTATACATGGTTGCCATTCAGCAGGGTGGTCAGCTGCGCGACTCGTTCGGTGGTGTTGGTAATGCCATGAAAGCGATGCTGTCGATGGTGACGCCAGCGCGCGTTGCGATTGGTGGCCTGGCCGGTGCAGTTCTCCTTGCCGCGAAGGCAGGATCTGATTACTTCACAGCCTATGACGAAATCAATAAAGCTATCATCCGCACCGGAAACATTGCCGGCACGTCAGCGCTACAGATTATGGCCTCCTCCCAGTCAATCTCTGATTCAACCGGGGCCACGGTGGGCACTGTCCAGGGGCTTATGACAGAGCTGGTTGGTATCGGCTCAATGACTCAGCAACAGCTTGAGAAAGCCACCAAAGCGACAGCGCTGGCTGTCGAAACTGGCATAGTCTCCGCACAGGACATTACAAAGGCGTATCAGGATATTGAAAAAGATCCGGTAAAGGCGCTTCAGACCCTGAACGAACAGTATAACTTCCTGACGGTGTCGCAGCTTAAGCATATCGATGATCTGGTGAAGCAGAAAGACCAGACGGCAGCGGTCACGCAGGCCATGGATTTGTTTGGCAGCACAATGGCGGAGCGTGGAGAACAGGCATATGACTCCCTGACGCCGTTTGGTCGTCTTTGGCTTGATATCAAAGGCTGGGCTTCAGATGCGATGCAGAGTATAGGCCAGTGGGTGGCTGAACTTGCATCGAACACACTGAAAGAATTCAACGCTATTTACTACAGCGTTGCCATGGTCTTTCAGAAACTGAACCAGATCATCTCGTCGTCGATTGCCACTGCGATTAACCTGATCCCCGACTGGGCGAAAACGGACACGCTCAAGGGATGGCAGGATTACAACGAACAGATGGCTGGCGCGTATGGCGACAGCGTGGAACAGCTTAAAAAAGACTGGGACGCAGCGGACATCAGCGCATCCAAGTACCTGGACACAACGCGCAAGGTCGGGAGCTCAACAACGCAGAAAGACAGGGCTGAAGTTGCGGCCTTTGGTAAAAAAGGGACAGGTGGAAAACAACCGAAAACGGCTGTCTCAGCGGGAGACCGAACAGCCGATTCCGAGCAGGCAGAGCTGCTGGCGCTTCAGTCTCAGCTTCGCGCTCTCCAACAGCATAAAGATTTGAACGATACCATCAGCCAGCAACGGAAGGCGCTATGGACTACAGAGGCGAAGTTCCAGGTGCTGGAGGAGGCATCGAGAACCCGCTCACTGACAAAACAAGAGCAATCATTGCTGGCAAGCAAGGATCAGGTTCTTCAGCTGGCGAGGCAGAAAGCACTACTGGGTGATCAGATTACCGCGCAGGAGCAACTGAATAAGCGGATGGATACCGCTCAGAAGTATGTTACCCAGATGTCAGAGAAACAGGCTGCGCTTAATAGCGGTGCCGGCATGAGCGATCGACAGGCGCAGCGTGAACTGGCTAAGAGCCAGCTTGCTTCTGGATGGATTAACTCCGGCGGTACGCTTGCTGATGATGGCTATCAGAAGCAGCTTAAAGCAGCGAATGATTATTATGATGCTGAAGACCGCCTGCGCGGTGACTGGCTTACCGGCGCGCAAAAGGGATGGGCCGAGTTTGAAGACAGTGCGACTGATGTTTATGGCCAGATGCAAAGCCTGTCGACCAATGCGTTTACGGGAATGGCTTCGACGCTCACCGATTATTTTACAACTGGCAAAGCCAGCTTCACTGAATTCCTGACAACGTTCCTGAAGGGCACCGCCCAAATGCTTACACAGTTGGCATTGGTCAACGGAATGAAGTCTGCGTTTGGTGGTACGGCTGTCGGGAATTTCTTCGGCATACAGGCATGGTCTGGTGGTTATATTCCTGAGTTTGATGTCGGTGGATATACCGGGGACGGCGGCAAATACCAGCCGAAAGGCGTAGTGCATGGTGGCGAATTTGTTTTCACCAAAGAAGCTACCAGCGCGCTGGGGATTGGCAACCTTTACGCTTTAATGCGAGGTGCGCAGGGTTACGCAAACGGCGGATATGTTGGCACCGCGCCTATGTATGGGTTGCAAACATCAGATGCTGGTGGCGTTAATGTCCAAACTTCCGTGGTGGTACAGAACCAGAACTCTCAGCAACAATCGACTGCTGGTAGCGATGCGATGTCCAGAGCCTATAAACAAACCATCGACCAATCTGTACGCGAAGGTATTGCAAAGCAATTGAGGCCTGGTGGTCTCATCTGGAATGCATCCAAATCACGATAACCCGCTTCGGCGGTTTTTTTATGCCCGGAGAAAGCATGGCAATCGAAACATTCACCTGGCGAACGCAGATACAGGCGGGAATGGAGGGATCGTTCAGCCATAAAACCCGCACCGCAACCTTTGGCGACGGCTATGAGCAGATAGCCGGGGAAGGCATCAACCCTGAAAAACAGTCATGGCCCGTCACACTGACAGGGAAGAAAGCGGACATGCTTAAGGCACTGAAATTCTTTCGTTCTCACGTCACGAAGTCATTCATCTGGACATCCCCACCTGGCGAAACCGGGCTCTACAGGATTGAGGCCGAATCAATCAAGTCGCAGCCCTTATCCAGCAAAGTCATGACTATTTCCGCAACATTCAAACAGGCGTATGCACCATGATCACAGCTGACTATCAAAGTCTTGAACCCGGTAATAAAGTCCGGCTTATCGAAGTGGATGGTTCCACATTCGGCGTGGATGATGTGCTGCGATTCCACGCCTACAACCTCCCGCACACGGAAGAAGAAATCGCCGCTGCTGGTGGCGATGAATCAAAGCTGAAGGCGAAAAGCATCTGGTGGCAGGGGGAAGAATATGCCGCCTGGCCGTATCAAATTGAAGGGCTGGAAGCCTCAACTGACGGCAGCAGCGCCCAGCTAACGCTGACCGTTGCCAATATCGACAGTTCAATTACGGCTTTGTGCCTGGCCTATGACGACATGTTGCAGGCGAAAGTCACTATCCATGATACCTATTCGCATTATCTTGATGCGAAGAACTTTCCAGAAGGTAATGCAACAGCTGATCCACAGCAGGTCAGAAAACGCGTTTTCTACATTGATGGGAAAAATAGCGAACTTCCTGGCGAGAGTATCGAATTCGTGCTCGATAGCCCAATGTCGTTACAGGGTAAAATGATCCCCACGCGCCAGCTTCATTCCTTGTGTACCTGGTGCATGCGCAATAAGTACCGAACCGGTGACGGTTGCGATTATGCCGGAACCAGTTACTTCGATAACAACAATAACCCTGTCGATGATCCCTCGCTTGATGTCTGTAACGGCACGCTCACGGCGTGCAAACTTCGCTTCGGTGAGAATGAAGAACTGCCGTTCGGTGGTTTCCCGGGTACTTCACTAATCAGGAGCTGATATGCGCCAGAAAATTATCGATGCAATCATGGCGCATGCCGCCGCAGAGTACCCGAAAGAGTGCTGCGGCGTACTGGCGCAGAAAGGCCGAGTTCAACGCTATTTCCCATGTCGTAATCAGGCAGGAGAACCGACCGCGCAGTTCCAGCTGGCGCCAGAAGATTATGCATCCGCAGAAGACTGGGGAACGATAACCGCCATTGTGCATAGCCATCCTGACGCTACCACGCAGCCTAGCGAACTGGATAAAGCGCAATGCGACGCCACGCTTTTACCCTGGCATATCGTGAGCTGGCCGGAAGGTGACCTGCGCACTATCCAGCCTCGCGGTGAGTTACCGCTGATAGGCCGCCCGTTTGTTCTCGGCGTTTACGATTGCTGGGGGCTGGTGATGAGCTATTACCGCCAAACGCATGGGATCGAGTTGCATGATTATCGCGTGAACTACCCATGGTGGGAAAATGACTACCCGGACAACTTCTATCAGGATTGCTGGTACGAATGCGGCTTTCGTGAATTTGATGGCCCGCCGCAACCCGGCGACATGATTATCATGCAGGTGCAGGCGGATAAATGGAATCATGCAGGCATCCTGCTGGAAGGCAACATGCTACTACATCACCTTTATGGACATCTGAGTCAGCGCGTACCTTACGGCGGTTACTGGCGTGAGCGCACAATGAAAATACTGCGAATTGAAAAATAGAACTATTACTGTTTTATTCATTGATTGTACTGTACTTTTTAGCATATTTTTTTCTGTTTTTTAGAACTTGAATGACATTGTTATTTGACCACCCAAATAATGGTTTGACGATGTCTAATAAACTAATTCCGAAGGGGGTAATTCTATAAGTTACTTCAACTGGCATACGATTCCCATTGACTTCGCGAGAAAGCAGGCCATCTTCTTCAAGGTTTTTTAATGTCTGAGATAGCATTTTTTGTGAAAGGCCTTTATGGGCCTTTAATAATTTATTAAATCGTCTTGGTTCAGTGCTGAGATCAGACAATATCATTAAAAACCACTTGTTTGCTAATCTTTCGAAAAGGATTTTTTGAGGGCTTAGGTCGTCATTACTTATTGAATAATCTATGTTTTTTGAGTTTTCTGGTGTCGTCATGGTAACTAGCTCTCGTTTAAGTACCTACTTTACATTAATTAGTTCACAACTATTATATCGCTAAAATGACAAACCTTGAAAGGAGATAATAAAATGACGCTTAAGACAAAGGTTTTTCTCAGTAGCGATAAGAATGACGGTTTCGGTGTTACATCTACGATTATATATGGTGATAAAGATGCTATGCTTGTTGATGCACAGTTCACAATTGCAAATGCTCACCGCCTTTTAGCAGAGTTAATTGAACTCAACAAAAATGTTAAATATGTTTTTTTAACTCATCTTCACCCGGACCACTATCTCGGGCTTGAAGTTATCATGCAGCGATACCCGGATGCGGAAGTTATAGCTTTTAAAAAAACTGCAGACGATATCAATAGTGCTTACGACTTTAAAATTGATTACTGGGGCAATACTGTCCTTAAAGATAATGGTGCTAATATCAAATTCAATATTAAAAAATTGAATGATAATGTGATTACATTAGACAATGAGATAGTTGAAGTACTGGGGCTTATGTGTGGTGATTGTGTGGATATTGCACCTCTATGGATTCCTTCAAGCAAAACGTTGATCGCGTCTGATCTGGTCTTTGCTGATTGTCATGTATGGTTAGCTGATATGCGTACACCGCAATTACTGGATGGATGGTTAAAAACTCTTGATGAACTTGATACTCTGGAACCAGAAATCGTTGTTCCAGGACATTCGAGCAGTGCATTGACGTTGCACCCCTCAGCGATAAGTTTTACAAGACAGTATATAAACGATTTCTTTAAGCAGCTAAACCAATGTAATGATGCAGAGCAGTTAATTAAAAATATGGACAGAATTTATCCAAATTATCCAGTTAGAATTTGCCTGGAATATAGTGCTAAAATTCTCAAGGATGGATATGTCTGGCCTGGAGACTGGCCATTAACTCTTAGACATATGCATACTGGATTTTAATAAACCAAAGATCAGTTAATTGACGTAATAACCCGCTTCGGCGGGTTTTTTTATGGGGGGAATATGGCCGCATTAATCAACGTGGAGCCGGTCCGTACTGTTCGATTATACGGCGTGCTTGGCGTTACCTTCGGGCGTGAATATCGTTTGTCAGTCGCATCGCCCAAAGAGGCAATTCGCGCACTGAGCGTTATTGTGCCGGGATTTGAGCGTTTCATGAATACCAGCAAACAGCGCGGTTTAACGTATGCGGTTTTCAGCGGGAAGCGGAATCTTTGTGATGACGAACTCAGCATGGATAAAGGCGCAGAAGATATTCGCATAGCGCCGGTGATCATCGGCAGTAAACGAGCCGGCATTTTTCAGACAATCCTCGGCGTTGCCCTTGTCGCCGTTGCTGCGTTCATGACGGGCGGGGCGGCGATAGGTATCGGCGGTACAGCGTTTGCTGGTGGCTGGGGGGCGGTAGCGGGCGTCGGGGCTTCAATGGCTATCGGCGGTGTTGTACAGATGCTTTCCCCACAGACTACCGGGCTTGCCAGCAAGCAATCTGCAGATAACCAGGCCAGTTATGCCTTCGGTGGTGTCACGAACACAACCTCTCAGGGAAACCCTGTGCCCGTTCTCTATGGTAAGCGGCGAATAGGTGGTGCTGTTGCATCTGCCGGGATTTACGTAGAAGACCAGCAATAAAAATCATTTATTAACCAGGCCACCTTCGGGTGGCTTTTTTATGGGCGCGATATGGCGAAAACAATTACCGGACGTAAAGGCGGTAGCTCGAGTTCCCGCACACCTGTTGAGCAGCCAGACGACCTCCAGTCCGTGGCGAAAGCGAAAATCCTGATGGTTCTCGGTGAAGGGGAATTCGCGGGTGGGCTCACCGAAAAGGATATCTATCTGGACGGCACGCCATTACAAAACGCTGATGGTTCCGAGAACTTCAGCGGTGTCGTGTGGGAGTTTCGCCCGGGTACGCAGGCCCAAGACTACATTCAGGGGATACCTGGTACAGAAAATGAAATCAGCGTTGGTACCGAAGTATCCAGCGACACAGCCTGGACGCATACCTTCACCAACACGCAGCTGTCGGCTGTTCGCCTGCGCCTGAAGTGGCCGTCACTTTTCAAGCAGCAGGATAACGGGGATTTGGTGGGATACTCCATCAACTATGTGGTGGAGCTTCAGACGGACGGCGGTAGCTGGCAAAAGGTCCTTGATACCAATGTGACCGGGAAAACCACATCGGGTTATGAACGCAGCCACCGCATCGATTTACCGAAAGCCGGCAGCACCTGGACAATCCGTCTGCGAAAAATCACCGCTGACGCAAACAGTGCCAAAATCGGCGATACGATGACGCTTCAAAGTTATACGGAGGTCATCGACGCCAAACTGCGCTATCCAAACACAGCGCTGTTGTACATTGAGTTTGATTCCAGCCAGTTCAATGGTTCTATACCGCAGATTTCCTGTGAACCACGTGGACGTGTCATCCGCGTGCCAGATTCTTACGATCCGGAAACAAGGACTTATAGCGGTACGTGGACCGGGACATTCAAATGGGCATGGACAGATAACCCTGCGTGGATTTTCTATGACCTGGTGATTAGCGACCGTTTCGGGCTGGGTGATCGTCTCACAACAGCGAACATAGACAAATGGACGCTCTACCAGGTTGCACAGTACTGCGATCAGATGGTGCCGGATGGCAAAGGGGGGAGTGGCACCGAACCGCGATATATCTGTAACGTCTACATTCAGGATCGTAACGATGCGTACACTGTCCTGCGTGATTTCGCTGCCATCTTCCGTGGTATGACCTACTGGGGAGACGATCAGATTGTGGCGCTAGCGGATATGCCGCGGGATGTCGATTTCACATACACGCATGCGAACGTTATTGATGGCCGGTTTTCCTATTCGAGCAGCACCACAAAGAATCGTTATACCAATGCGCTGGTGTCATGGTCCGATCCTGATAACGCTTATTCTGACGCCATGGAGCCTGTTTTTGAGCAGGCGCTGGTGGCGCGCTATGGCTTTAACCAGCTTGAGATAACCGCGATTGGTTGTACCCGGCAGTCGGAGGCGAACCGAAAAGGGCGCTGGGGCATTCTTACCAATAACAAAGATCGCGTTGTTACTTTCGATGTAGGGGAAGACGGTAACATTCCACAGCCCGGCTATGTCATTGCGGTCGCTGACCGTAATCTCTCAGGACGCGACCTTGGAGGTCGTATCTCTGCTGTGAATGGTCGTGTGCTGACGCTGGACAGGTCACCCGGCGCATCAGCAGGCGACAGGATGATTGTCAATCTTCCCTCTGGTGTCGCGCAGTCCCGCACCATTCAGGCGGTAACCGGCAACAAGGTAACCGTCACGACCGCATATAGCGAAACGCCAGCGGTTCAGGCTGTATGGGTAATCGAATCCGATGAACTTTATGCGCAGCAGTATCGTGTTATTACAGTGACGGATAACAACGACGGCACGTTCACAATCACTGGAGCAAATCACGATCCGGATAAATATGCCCGTATCGATACCGGAGCCATCATTGACCAGCGGCCAGTGAGCGTGATCCCGCCCGGCAATCAGTCGCCGCCCGCCAACATCGTTATCAGTTCGTTTTCAGTTGTTCAACAGAATATCAGCGTCGAGACGATGCGCGTGAGCTGGGACCAGGCACAGAACGCTATCGCCTATGAAGCGCAATGGCGCCGCAACGACGGGAACTGGATTAACGTGCCGCGCAGCTCCACCACGTCATTCGACGTTCAGGGTATTTATGCCGGACGCTACCTGGTGCGCGTACGCGCTATCAATGCCGCAGAAATATCGTCCGGATGGGGCTATTCGGAAGAGAAAACGCTGACGGGTAAGGTAGGCAATCCACCGAAGCCGGTTGGCTTCACCGCTTCTGAAAACGTGGTATTCGGTATTGAGCTGAACTGGGGATTCCCGGAGAACACCGACGACACGCTGAAGACGGAGATTCAGTACAGCCTGACCGCAACAGAAGACGACGCGATATTGCTGGCCGACGTACCTTACCCGCAGCGCAAGTATCAGCAGATGGGCCTGAAAGCGGGGCAAATATTCTGGTACCGCGCGCAACTGGTAGACAGAACAGGCAATGAGTCTGGCTTTACGGATTTTGTCCGCGGGCAGGCGAGCGTCGATGTTTCCGATATCACGGATTCCATCCTGGAGGATATGAAAGACTCCGAGGTGTTTAAGGACCTGATTGAGAATGCCGTCGACACCAGTGAGAAAGTCGCTGGCATGGCTGATGATATTAAACAGGCTGTCGATGACCTTGAGCAACAGGCCAAAGATATTCAGGAGAACGCTGACGGGCTGGCGCAAGCCGCAGTTAAAATCGATGAAATCGCGCTAAGTATGGACGGCGTGACCGGGCAGATGAAGAACTCCGCCATCGCGATTATTCAGGGCAACCTGGCGCAGGTCGCCACTCGGAAAACGCTCTCAGCCACGGTTGCCGGAAACAGCGCGCAACTGGATCGCATCGATCAGGTTATCGTCGATGAGAAGCAGGCGACTGCTGAATCGCTGCTGAGCCTGGAGACGGATGTCGCTGGTAACAAAGCTTCCATTAACAGCCTGAGCCAGACGGTCTCGAATTATCAGCAGGCGACGGCGACACAAATCAACGCCATCACAGCGACGGTCGAAGGGCATACTTCATCCATCACGACGAACGCCCAGGCCATTGCAGGTATCAACGGTGATTTATCCGCGCTGTATTCAATCAAAGTCGGCCTGGCCAGCAACGGGCAATACTACGCGGCGGGCATGGGGATCGGCGTTGAGAACACGCCCAGCGGTATGCAGTCGCAGGTGGTATTCCTGGCGGACCGCTTTGCCGTGACAACGGCTGTCGGCGGCGTGACGACGCTACCGTTCGTTATTCAAAATGGGCAGACGTTTATCAATGATGCCTATTTCAGGGATGCAAGTATTCAGTTCGGTAAAATTACTGACTCTCTGCAATCGTCTAATTATGTCGCTGGTAGCGCAGGCTGGCGGTGGGGCAAAGATGGAACCATGCAGAACTATGGCAGTGATAGCTCTGGGGCGATGAAGCAAACTAACGTCACTATTAGCATCAAAGATGCAACGCGGTTGCGAGTGCAAATTGGTAAAATCACGGGGACCTTCTAATGAGTTGGGGAATACAAACATGGGACGCAAACGGCAAAGTTAATAACTATGGGTTGGTTCCCATTAGCGTTTTGGGATTCTTTTCTGTAACTAACGGGCAGCAATCGGGGAGTGCGACTTATACGATTCCGACGGGCTTTGTAATGGAAGTTCTTCAGGTCTGTGCGGACTCTAATTACACGACAACCCGCAGGAAGATTACTGTATCAGGAGGAACGGTAACAATCGCTGCTGCTTCAGCTGATACTGATTTTGGGGCGAATACATTCCCGGCTGTAGCTGGGTTTATTATCGCTTATCTGAGGGCGTACTGATGGCTGATATCTGGGGCGCATTATTAACGACTGATAATGGTGCGCCGTTCATTACTCCGCAATCAATCCCTCTGGCTCTTATTGCGAAGAAAACTGTTTCGTTGCCAGCGGGGATGACCACAACAGTGACTCAGTCTTTTACGTCGGGGCGCCCAATTATTCCGTTCGTTTGCACAACGGTAAAATGTGTCAGTAGTTATTCAATTAGTGGCACTACCTGCACCGTGACATTGCAATATCCAGACGGGAGTAATGGGAGCGCGGATGTCTATTTCTTCACTATTTTTGCGCAATCCCTGCCAGATTGGGGGATCGCAATATGGGATGAAAAAGGAGTTTGTATTCTGACAAATGAAACGCGTGTTTTAACGGATGTGGAGTCCCTTGGAACCAGCGGGAGTGATACTGCCGGCGGATATAATATAAACGCGACGAAAACCGGGAAGTGGGGAATTCTCCCATCTATGTGTGGGATGATTACAGGGGTAATTATTGCCGGGGGAACGAGACCATTTCAATCTCAGCTATTTTTTACAACGCTTTATAACGGCACGTCTACCCAGATAACGATTGCATCAACAGGTGGTTCGCCGGGAGGCGGCGTTACTAACATCCAGTATCACAACATGCGAAATCAGGTATATGCGCTCAACCTTGCCAACTATGATTGATCGTTTTCAGCGATCAATACCAGGTAATTGATCTATAGAATCAATTATCCCCCTTTGATTCATGTTGTTATTGTTTAACTTCATGAATTTCCAGGAATACCTCTGATATGAAAAAGCTACTTCTATGTGTGGCCGGTGCTGCTTTACTCGCTGGTTGCTCCGGCGTGCTTGAGAAGCAGCAGCCGGTATGTTCCGGAATTGCGCTCGTTGGCGGTCAGGAAAACACCGTTCAGATTTATGGTGTCCGTAAGCAAAACAATCAGACGCAGTACCGCGCGGGCCATCCATTTGGCTGGCACTGGGTAAGTAAAAACAACTTTATATCGACCACGTGTGCCAGCCCTGACAAATAAGCACACGACAGTCGTCACGAATTTGCTGTGAATCCACCTATGCGGATGGGCGTGAAGCCACAATATCTCTGATGAGACAGTAAACGAGCACGCGGACTTTATGGCTTAGAAGTTCACCGGGAGGCACCCGGCACAGCAACCACTACAAAAACCTCGCTTCGGCGGGTTTTTTTTATGCCTGGAGAAAATATGATTTATAACACCGGAACCATCAGCATCAACGGGAATACCGCAACCGGCACCGGAACGAACTGGACAGCAGCGGCGAGCCAGATTCGCGTGAGCCAGACCATTATTGTGCTCTCCAACCCGGTCCAGATGTTTCAGATTACCGCTATCAACAGCGGCACATCGTTAACCGTTACCCCAGCTGCGTCACCGGCACTGAGCGGACAGAAGTACGGCATCCTCGTTACCGACAGCCTCTCAGTCGATGGCCTGGCGCAAAGTATGTCGCAGCTTATTAATGAGTACGACGAGAATATCGGAGCATGGGAGACGTTCGCCAGCACCTCAGCGAACCAGCTGGTCACCGTGACAATCAACGGCACCAGCCTCAGCATTCCGGCCATAGGTGGTCTCGCCCGGAAAGGGGCAAATAGCGATATCACAGAGCTGAAAGGGTTAACTACAGCACTGAGTATTGCCCAGGGCGGGACCGGCGCAAAGACAGCCGCAGACGCTCGCACAAACCTCGGTTTAGGAAGTAGCGCAGTTAGGGACATTGGTACTTCTGGCACAACAGTCCCACTGTTGAGCGCTTCAAACACCTGGTCACAACCTCAAGTTTTAAGTGCGGTGACTGGATTGAGCTTTCGGCGAAACACGGATACAAACGCCAGCTATATGTACTGGAACGATGCTTCAAATGCGAGCCGGGCATATATTGGCAAAGGTGGAACGGATGATAATTTCACCATTCATCGATACTCGACTTCTTCCGGCATAAGACTTACCCCAAATGCTAGCCTTTTGTATCATTCAAGCGTAACAGGGGATGCAAGCTGGACCATTACTGGAGCTAACTTCGACTTTTCTGATGATGGGTTACTGAGTTATCTAAGAAACAATTATGGCGGCTTTTTTCGTAATAATATTAAAACGAATTATGGTGAATCATATGCTGCCGGTATACATACCAGATGTGCTGATACGTTTGGATATATATCAATCCCCTATAATGGAGGGGCAATTAAAATTACCGGAGGTAATAATAATAACGCCAACGTTTATACATTATGGACAAGCCGTAATACCACCGTAGATTCTAGCGGTTTCATAAAATCAGCTTCACCAATTGTTAAAATCTATTCAAATGGGGACTTTCAAGCTAATGTTGAATCTGAAGGGTGTGCCGTAACCCGAATAGGATTAGGTGAATACCTTATTGAGGGCTGCACTGGCCTTAATGCTGATGCCGCCTGGGGCGGCATAGATGGCGGTTTTGACATACCTACAGACCGGAATAAGCAACCATTAATCTGGCTGGACTACGAAGTGAATGCGGACGGTTCAATTTTGGTAAAAACATATCACCGAACGCACCCGGCAGCGCCAGCGTTCGCCCGTAATGAAATAACTGGTCTCACCGATGGTGAACCTATCGATATTCCAAAAGACCAGTTCGTTAGCGTGCGAGTTGAAATGCCTGAGAGCAGCATCTGGAATCGGAAACAGAAAGCTATACCTGAGGAATGCGAAGTGATTTCTGATTAAAAATGGAGTCTTCAGGCATATCAAGGCGGACATCTATCCAGCTATTTGGCGGAACGTCGATGGGTTCGCCTTTTACTTTCACTATTTCGCCTTCATCACTGAGCATATATTTAGGCTTATAAAGGCGGATTGTAATATTACCATCTTCGTTTTCTTCAGCCTCGACAACTCCCAGTTCTCCCATGCTACCGGGGTCCATTGGTGCCAAAAGTTGCCACCCTTCGGAGGCCAAGCCCGCAGCACCAGATAGTAGGTAAACTCCCGTATCCAGCCTTAGAACATTGATACCCTCTGCTTCAGCATTCGCCGTGCCACAACCGCACCATTCAAAGCCAGGTTCATCAATATCTGAGCGTTGACATTCCTCCTGGCTATTAACAATACGGGCGACAGGCGACGCCGCCTTGAGTGTGCCGTCGCTGGTTTTTGTTGTATTGGCAGTGTTGTAATGCTTAGTCCACGAAATAGTTTGAGTCGCGTTATTGAGTAGGCCAGTATAAAACTCATCTCTTGAAATCAAGGTGAGCCAAAACTGATCGACATACACACTATTCGCAAACACTACAAAACGAGTATTTCCCGAGCCAGTTGGTATGCCAGTTGTTGGCGTTGCCGAGCCCGCTCCTAAACATGAATAGAACCCGGTACATTTTATATCGTATACGCTTGATACCAACCTCGTACCATTTATATTTCCAAGACTATAATCGCCTACCCGCAGAATACGCCCTGTAGTGGTGTCATAGACATCCGTTGTTGTGTCCCTTGTAGCACTACTTCCTAAACCGACGTTTTATAGGTTGCCGATTTGGAAGATGACCGATACCGTCGCTTGATTTTTTTATGTAAAAAGGCGACTAAAAAACATGCAATATGGGTATGCAAGGGTATCAACTTTTGACCAAAATCTGGAATTACAGTTAGAAGCGCTCAATCGGTTGGAATGTGACCACATTTTTGACGATAAAATATCCGGTGCAAAGTCGAAAAGACCGGGGCTGGATAAGATGATGAAGTTATTGCGGCCAGGGGACACTGTCATCGTCTGGAAGCTGGATAGGCTTGGACGCTCACTTATACACCTCGTCGATTTACTGCGCTACTTCCGGGCTAATAATATTGAATTTGTCTCAATCACAGAAGGAATAAGAATTAGCACTTCAATCGGGCGATTCGCATACACAATGCTGAGTGCTGCGGCTGAGATGGAAAGAGAAAATATCATTGAAAGAACGAGAGCAGGTTTAGCCGTGGCGAGAGCAAAAGGGCGTATCGGTGGGCGGCGTCCAAAGTTAACCCCAGAACAATGGGCGCAGGCTGGTCGTCTGATTGAGAATGGCGTCGACCGCAAGCAGGTTGCGATTATCTATGACGTTGCGGTGTGCACGCTTTATAAAAAATTTCCTGTCAATAGTATTAGAATACTTAAGTAA